ATGAGTTACGTCCTGTATGGCATCAAGGCCTGGGACACAGCAGCAATGCGCAGATTTTCCTTCAATATCAACGCATTAGGCCGATTTCGGCCATCAAAAAAGCGTCCGCTGGCGTAACCACAGAATCAGGCGTGCAGCTATGGTTTTGGGGAAAGCAGGCGCACCCTCTTCGCCCGTCCTGGGCAACTACTCTCCCCATCACTGACACGCTTCGATAGCAGCCTCCAGCCGCAGCTCATAGGCCTGGCGCTGCTTCCTTTCCGCCCGCAGGGCGCGCATCTGCTTGTCGATCGACGCGCCGATCGGCAGCGCGTCGACGGCGAACGCCGGCTTCTGCACTCGATCAGTTCGGCACGGTACCTGCACCGGTACCTCTACGCGCACGACCTGCGGCTCAGGCTGATCTGCAACCTGGCCGGCGCACCCGGCAAGCGCTGCGCACAGTGCGATCGCAACAACCCTCATAGCTCGCGCTCCCGCTTCAGCTCATTGTCGAATGCAGCCGAGGCATCAGCGCACGCATCAGCCCCGATCGGCGTCTGCTCCTGCAGGACCTCCTGCGCTTGTCGATCGACATTGGCGGCGTCCACCTCTGCCTTCTGCTGATCTTCCTTGGCCTTGGCCGATCGCTCCTGCTCTGCCGATCGCAGTCCGGCGATCGCGCTGTTCTGCTCGATCACCTGACCGAGCAGCGTGGTGCGGGTGGCGCGGCAGGCGCCAAGCTTCTCGCTGGCTTCCAGCAATGATGACCGCTCGGTCTCAAGCTGGGACTGAAGACTGTAGACGCGGACCTGCTGCACGCCGCCGACCACCATGGCCAGTACCATGCCTGCTGCGCCGGCCCAGGCCCAGGACGGGACCAGCTTCAGCCAGGGGATCATGACGCGGCCTCGAACATAGCGCGCTCGGCAGCACGGCGAGCAACAAGCCCCTTCAGCACCTTGCCGCCCGCCTTGTTCCATCGATCTAACTGAGCCGCAGCGCCCATGTAGTCGCCAGCGTTGAGCAGGCGCGCCAGGGTAGAGTTGGCCAGGTTCCCGGCGCCGAGGTTGTATGTGAACGACACCAGTGCATCGAACTGGCCTTGCTTCAGTGGAACCTTGATAGTGCGCAGAACCTGTTCCTCTACCTTGGTCACGTCATCGCGCAGCAGTTCTTCGGCGCGCTCCGACGTGATCACCTGCCCAGGCTGTACGCCGTAAGTCGTGCCGTAGCCGATAGTCCACACGTCAGCCGGGCACTTATAGGCAGACAGGCGAAGCCCCTCGAAAGACTTGATCAGGTCAAGCCCTTGCTGTGATGTACGCATGATTTCTCCAGGCACAAAAAATCCCGCACTAGGCGGGCTTGATCAGAAGAACTGGCGTTCGATATCCGCACGACTGGCTCACCGTCCATGAACCTCCAGGCGTCGTCCCGCCAGTGAACTCAGCAAAGCAGGCACTCGCAGCGCACGGCTGACCAGTTGTGGTGTCCCCCTGATTAGACGCCAGCGGGTATGCGGTGACGCTCGCACCGGTTGATACGCCAGCTCTGGCAAGGACGTTCATCTGCAGGTAATTAGCAGATGCCTGGCTCACTGTGCCGGCATTCACGGTAAGCGTCGTTCCGCTCGTACCAAGTGCTGCCGTGGCGCCCTCAATTACCGGACTGCTTACATTGAATGTCCCAGCCGTGAACGTCACAAGGCGGCTTGCTCGCCGTCCTGAGCCAGTCGAGACAAACACGGGGTCAGCGTCTCCCGACTGAAGGATGCGCCACACAACGTCACAGGTAAGCGCCGGAGAGCCAACCCCGTAACGGCTAACTCTTGTCCAACCGGCCGGGTCTGAAGCGGTCGTGTTGGCCGCCGAAACAACTGTGACGATTACGCAAAGCTGGCCCGCGCTCCAGCCTGCTGGGAGCGTTACGGTATGGCTCGTTGCAGAGGTCAACTGCTGTACGCCGGTATGCGAGACGATCTCGGGGAAAGATGCCGGCGGGGCTCCGGCGCCGAAGACGTATGGATTAATGATCATGCTCATGTTGGAGTGCCGATCAGCGCGACCTTCAAGCCCTTGGCGGTTCCGTCGCCGATCTGGTCTACGTCAATGGTGATCTCGGCGTCGTCAGCCAGGCTGCTGTCTGAAATTACCGCCGCTGTAGCTGCGGTAGTGCTGGTCTTCTCGGTGTTATCAATTGTCAGCTTTGTGCTGAGAATGGACGTTCCGCCCTCGTTTATGTCGATGGTGACGATGCTGCCACCCGTTTGAGGGGTAGAAAGGGATGCGCGCACAGATGTGAGCGTGAACGCATACGGCATGCGGAAAGTCACCTTTCCCGCGCCCGCGGTAATCGCTGTGGTTTCGTCACTGCATGCGATGATTATGGATTGACTTTCACCTGATGCTGCAGAGTCGATCACCCAGGCGGAACCATTCCACCGATAGTCCTTGGCCTCGTCGCTAACCCAAACACGCCAACGGTCATTTGCCCCCGGCACCAGAAAAGACCACGCGCCCTCCGCCGTCAGGTAGAAAGCGATCTGACCAGACTTGCCAGACCATGCACCTGTTGCACCTGCCGCCACAATGTACGCTGCTCCATTGGCCGGAGAACCTGGCGGCGTGGCCAGATCCTTATCAATTACTCGCTGGTGAACAAGCTGATCTATCTGCGCAAGCGCCTTGTTCACGTTAAGGTAATTTGACTGCCCGTTTGCGGTTTCTTGAAGTTGGTTTTTTGCGGTACTCACAAGCTCACCTCATAGGCATATCCGCGCCCAACAACTGCGCTAATTTGATAGATGCGAAATATAATTGACGACTGAGCAGATCCAAAATCAGTGGTCTGGTCTGCCGCTGAATAACTGAAGGCTGGAGAGCCTACGCTGATGGTCCTTACCACTGAAGAACCATTTATCACGTCAATCTGATAGGACTCTGATTCCTCGCCAATTTGTGCCTCAACTCCATTTGTCCACCAGCTGCTGCTGAGTCTGCTACGCCTAGTAAATGAGCCGCTGAAATTGCCAGACACATCACGAACGCCTCTACCATAAACAGGGCTAAGGCATTTAAGGTTTACCCCATCATATTCGAATGAGACATCAGAAGCGCTGTCAATCGATGCTCCTGCTGTAACTCCACGGTACAGGCGACCCAATCCAATAGACTCAATTGGCGAACCAATGAAAATATTGTCAGGGTCATCAAGAAGAACAAAATAATCACCAGCCTGGTGAAGCCCTGTAGTCCATTCAGTTCCTCGATCACCCCTGACAAAACCACTGACAATGTAGCTGCCGTCAGACTGCAGAGCAGCATTCTGAAATCTGATTATTTCCCATCGTCCATCAGCGCCATAGGCGGCATAGTTCGCACCTAAAAGCATTTGGTCTCTTGTTACGCTTTCAATCTCACCCGTAAGCAAGTCGACTATAAGGCCTCTACTGTCAATCAGCGTGCAGCTGCTTACAGGGAGAGTCCCTCTGGCTGTTCCAATCGTTGCTTTTCCGCTAAACCCCTGGATCTCTGCCCATGTCTGCCCATCATCATTGGATCTGACCAATATTGCGCCAGGCCATCCAGAAGTGATTCCAGTCATAGCCCCAACAAAACCAACATCGTTTTGCACCAGCTCATCAACAACGGGTATATCGAGAGGAACGAATACGGAGGCGCCAAGTAATGGCACGCTTCCTTCAGGATCAATACCACTTCCGCCTGAAGCGCTGGGAATGAACAATCCTGCAGCGCTCTTTCTGGCTGTACACATGATGCGACCAGAGCTCGAATACTGCGCCTCTGCAATGCGCAGTTGATAAACAGCATCATCCGCATCAACAGTGACGATATCCGATGGCTCTATCCCTAGGTAGGTGGGCGGTAAACTGAATGTGAACACCGACCTTTCCAGCCACGCCAGGTTTTGAAGAACCTCAGCAACACCTGCAGCTTCGTCAGCAGTCAGCACAACCGGAATTTCACGGTCAACTCGGTTGACAGCTTCAGTGCCGATTCTTTCTGAAGTCTGCGGTAGCACAGAATATTCACGGCCGGCATCAATTACTGTGATAGTAGTGCTAGCAGGAAGCTGAGTATCCATCTCTCGGGTTTCTTTCAGAAAGTCAACTGACTCTGATGAATCAGATGCCCCGAGATCGCTCCATGGGACTGTCAACAACGATACCTGTCCGCGCGGCACGCACTTAATCTTGTATCCAGACTGAATAACATCGAATGGGAATGCAGCCTGAAGAGGCTCAATGGCAGAGCGAATCGACCCACCGCTTACCCTGTAACCCCTTGTGCTTGACGTAATGCCAGAAACAGAAACATCTGAATCTGTCAGAAGAGATGACAATGAAACTTCGCTTTGTATAATCTGAGATACAGGGAATTGGCCGGCGTCCAATATAAAAGGGGCATTTGCAACGATGTCGTATCGGCCGACGCCGCTAAACATAGAAGACGCTATTAGCCCATCCCTAAAAGTTATTGAAGACGGAACATGTGCTATGCCAACAGGGAAGTTATTTAACTCATAGTAACCTATCAATGAAACAGGACTTGTGCTTATGTGAAGATAAGCACCAGTGCCAGGAAGAGATGGGTTTCCTGGGGCCGATAGGTTACCAATCGAAACCCATAAAGTTCCGTCATCTGCTTGGTACCCAACCGACGATGCGCTTGTTACCTGCAATGATCCCATTGCATCGCTTCTAGTAAGCGTGAACGTTCCCGTATTAATTATGTCAAATTCTTGGTCATACGACGAAACTGTTACCGTTGCCGTGTTCTGCAATGATTCCATTTGAAAGTTTACAGAAACGACGCCGCCGTCATATTTTGGGATGATGCACGAAGAAACTGTGAACAGATCAGAATATGCTTCTATTTCATATACACCGCCACCCCTGGTAAGCCTTGCTACATACTTCCTGCCAGAAACAGCAGGGAATCCCGTTGCTAGAGAGAACGATACAAATAGAAAACCAGCTCTTTCATAAAAACCTGGAGATATAAAATCATAGGCGAGAGTGTTATTTCCAAATGAAAAATCATCAGCAGTTATTAATGCAGGAGGCGTCGACCCATCTCCATCCGCTCCGGTCCAAAATACAGCACTAAGCGTATCTAGTGATGAGTTTGAAAATGAATTGCTAATACTGTAATCAACGTCATAACCAAGCTCTTCCCATATATTCTCAAACCTTGGGACTTTGATAGACTGAACGATACCGTTTATTCTCCTAGCGTACAGTGTTGGTGAAATGTCGCCAGGGTGGATTATTGAGTAGTAAGATGAATTTGATCTTCCAAACGGGTTATGTGTAAGCCGTGCGCTTGTCGCACCTGTAGCGCTTGAAAAAGAGATGCTTTGCGAAACAGTATTAGCGCCAATTCCAACAACCTCGACTTTGAATTGAGCCGCCTGCAATGTATTGCTGAAGTCGGCCAGGGCGAAATCATAGAATGCCAGATATGCAACGCCGCGATACGCAGGAGCATTACCAGCCCCAACACTTGCCTCATACCTAGGATCCGGCATCTGATCGTCCGTGCCAAGGTATAAGCGCCACCCGGAAGCCGCTTGGTTGCTAGCAATAATTGTCTCTAGATCATCGCTTCCTGCGTTATATATAAGTTTGTCCATACACCATATCCTGCGCACGCCAACAATAGGACCTTGGCACAGCGCAAGAATAAATGTTGCCGAATAACTAAACGTCTCAATGGTTGAGCTTCCGCCGCCGCCCTTCCCGCCTGATTTCTTTTTCCTGGATGTTTCTCTAAGCCGATTATTCTCAAGCCAGACAATATTTCCTGAGATGCCGACAGTTCCATAAATTCTCGGGATGAATGCGCCGTATGTACTTGTCTGTACAGTAAGGTCAGACAGTCTAGGCCCGCTTACTGTTGGGCCTTTGGGTGGATCTAAAGCCCCGCCAAGAGCGGCACCGTATGCTGCGCCGTAAACAGCACCGACAGGGCCGCCGTAGGCGAAAAATCCAACTACAGCGCCAACTACGGCACCAGCAATTTGACCGCCAGAACTCATATCGCGCCCTCAAACCGGTAGGCCCTGACAACGCGTTTTTGCCATATGTCGGCAAAGCGGTGCTCGACAACCTTCCCGGATTTCTCGTAGGAGTGAATAACAGTTTCTCCAGCATGAATTGCAATATGCTGAGGCTCGCGGTCAAAGCGCATCAATAGAATGTCGCCAGATTGCATCTGCGCCAATGGAACCTTTACCAAAAATGGTTGACGTTCTATGCACTGCTCCAGCAGACCTTTGAACGGATTGCGACCGTATCCGACCTCATCAATGACTGGGAGACCAAGCACTCGGCAAACATGCACAAAGACCCCGGCGCAATCAAGGCCAATCCCTGGAACCCTACCCTGGTGCCTGAATGGAGTTTCTTTAACGCTTCTTGCCGCATTAAGAATTTCGTCTACAGTCATCATCTTCTGCCTACCTGATTTGCGACAGATGGGGCCGGGATATGCGGATGACCGCCAAAATTGATTCCGTTACTCCACTTGCCAATGCAGTCATCTGCATGGCGCTTCCTGCATCCAGGGATCATTTCATATTCATCACCAACTTCAGGCATATAAAACAGTTCTTCATGCAGCAAGATTGCTCCGCCTGAAGTAAACGCCTTGATCTGCACAGGCTTTAGGCCGGCATTTGCGCCAGTAGTAAATCTGATAGTTCCATATGAAAACCAATCAGCAGCTTCAGATCTTGATGAATCAGAAAACATGTACTGATCAGTAACGGATGTTAGCGATCCTGATACTTTGAAGTCATCCAGCGCCGGTCCGTCTGGATTTGCGCGTGGTCCGGTGCACCGGCTTTGCGATACCGGCAGAACACGACCATCAAGCGTTTCGTCGAATAGCGTCCATGGGCATGATGGTGCATAGCTTCGGCCGGTTGACTGACTAAGCACGTCGATTGCACCCATTAGTTGGGTGGTATAACGCCCATCAGTTATCTCTACCTTTCCCCAAAAGAACAGGCCGCAGTCCTCTTCATCCTCAATCGGATCAGCCCACGAAGTTGCAAATAGATAGACGCGAGCGTTGTCGTAAACGCCAGATGCAAGGTCGATCTTGCTTACTGCGCCTTGCTGCAATATTCCGCTTAGATCAAGACTTGAACTTGCAAAAGTGCTGGTGCTGTCAAGGCCAGAAAAATCATACCCGCTTTCGGTTAGGTATACCTCGCCATTGCTCATCGGCAGGTCAACCGGATAACCAGCCAGACGCACGATTGGCGCATCATTGGCCGGCTCAATGCGGACGCAATAAACTCGCGTCTGCCAGTCTGCTACGTGTGATTTCATGGGGTTGGCTCAGGGATTTAGTATTTCTAAGAGCTGGATGCTCGGCGTAGCCAGCGTGTCCCACTGCGAGAAGTTGCCGCCAAGGTCGGCGTTGAAGCGCATGGGTACATGGAACTTGAAACCGGCCTTGAGAACCTCGCCGGGAATCGGCTGGGTCTGAACTGTGCCGCCGCTGACGTAAGTCGTGAACGCGCTGGAATTGATGTTGACCGTGATTCGGTTTGCATCCGGCTTGGCGGTAATCGTGCCGCGCAGTCCGTTGATCTGCGTCATGCCAGAAACACCGCTGATTGCGACCGTCTCGCCGATTGCAAAGGTGTTGGCACCAACCTCGATGACGGCGCTTGATGCCTGGGTTATTGAGGTTATGCTGCGCGATTTGTTAACCGCCATGCTGACCAGACCGGTAGTTGAGCTTACGCTCCACTGAGCAGATGGCAGCACGATTGATCCAATGCTTACAAGAACAGTTCCGGCTTGCGGCTTTCGGATGCGGCGGCGGGCACAGGCCGGATTACTGCTATCGCCGTACCAGCGAGTTAGCTGGTAGACCCCAGCTACTGCAGGATTGGCCAAAGGAAGCAGCTGATCGAATGCTGTAGGTACGCCAGAGTAGGAATTGCTTGAGTAGTCAATAGGATGGAGAACCCTGAAGCCGCGCAGAGTGCCGCCTGCCCGGTTGTTCAGATCGATGATCTGGTCTACTACGAAGTTGGTCTGCCGCTCAAATTCGATAGTCAGCGTCGCCTTGACGAACGGGTGGCGCTGGCTGCGGTACTCATCACCGCCAGCGGTAGTGACAATCTGGTTGGAGTATTCAGCAGAAAATCCGCTGCCATAGTCGGCTTCTTGCGGGAACTGCTCTTCGAGGAACATGGCCATCAGGTGTACCTCGCCGATGATTGAACGACCTGGGCGATTTGGCGTGCTGCTGTGGCAGTAGCCTGGCGCGCTTCCTTCGCGTCGGTTATGCCGGGGAACACCATCTGGCCGATCTGCACGGTGCGGGAATTCATCATCTGCGCGGTATCCTGGCGCCCTGTCACGTTGGCGGGTCCGCGAACCAGTTCGGGGCCGCGCTCACCAACCACGCCCCAACCTCCAGCCGGGATCCTGCCACCAGAGTCGAAGAAGCCGGCAAAGCTGGAAATCAGGCCAAGCCATCCTGCCGCATTACCGGTACCGCCTGCCCCACTGCCTGCTGATGCCCCAGCCGCGCCACCGAATGCGCCAGATAGGCCGCTCGCTGCGCTTGATACGAGCTGACGAGCGGCTATCCTTGCAAGGTCGGCAAGGATGGAGTTGGCCAGGTCGGTAAAGCTCAGTTTGCCAGTAGTGACGAACTGCGTGATGCCGTCTTCAAGACCGGTTAGCGTGGTATTGGTCACGTCCTCGAACTGCGAGGCCAGGTCGTTTGCGTTGTTGATGTAGTCCTGGGTCGCCTTGTTCACGCCATTGATGCCGTTGGCGCGCGCTTCGTCCTTGCGGCGCTCTCCTTCTTCGACAAGGCGGATTTCCTCTTCCATGGCGCTTCGCAGTGCGTCTACGCGTGCTTGGTAGGCTTCCTGGCTGAGCGCTGCTGAGGTGCCCTGTGCCCTGGCCAGCTCTTCCAAGCGCTTGGCGTATTCGAACTCAAGCTCGTTCAGCTGACGCAGCGTCTCTGCCTGTCGTTCACCGACGCCGATGGCCTCGATTTCGATATCAATGGAGTTGCGGCGAGCCGTGATCTGGTCGCGCAGCGCAGCCACGTACTGCTCTGTGGCTGCCGCCTCTTCGCGGTTCTTCTTGATCTGATTGAGCTTGTCGATTTCCTCGGCCAAGCCGATCAGTCTTTCCTGCTGGGCGCCATTAAGCTTGGCCAGCTCTCCGTTCTCGACCTCATAGCGAACCCTGGCCGCTTCTGTGGTCTGGCCAAACAGGGCGACTTGGCGTGCCAGCCCCTGCTCTGTGCTCTGATACAGCTGCTGCAGGCGCTCAGCGTTGCGCTGCGCCTCCTTGGCTGCCTTGTCAGCGCCACCGGCACCGCCAAGGATGATCTCTCTACCCTGCAGTCCTTTGCGCAGGTCTGCGATCTGTTGCTGCCGAGCAGCACGGTCGGCGTCGCGCTGCTTGCGTTCCTCGGATGCGCGCTGGCGGCTTGCCTCGGCGGCCTGAAGGATTGCGTCACGCTCGCTCAGGATCGTGTCCAGGCTTTCGCCGCGCACACCGTTGATGCGGACCAGCGTTTGCTCAAGCTCTTGCGCAGCCTGGGCCTCTGTGGCGTCCGTGAAAGCTGCTTTGATGGCGCTACCGGCGTATTGCGCATAGGCAACAGCCTTGTCGAACAGTGAGGCGACCTCGACTGTCGCGATCTGAACCGCTGAACGCAGGTTGGCCGGCATCTGCTGGAAAGCGTCCGCGAGGAATGAGGCGACGCTGCTGCCATTCTCCTGCAGGCCGTCGAACTCCAGTTCTAGCGATGCGATGTCGTTGCCAATGGCGTCGATGCTGGCCGACCAGATGTTGAAGGTCTCGATCAAGCCGTCGGTGAGGCGGCCTGAGTCGAGGAAGCTGGCCAAGCCAACCACTGAATCGGCGAAAAGCGCGCTGGAACCGGTGGCGCTGTCGAGTTCGCCAATGACCTTGGTCAGACTGTTACCCAGCACGGTCAGCGCCTGTCCGCCCGTGGTCTGGATGTTGCCGAATGACTGATCAACTGCATCGCCGCTCTTGATGATGGCCTGGGCAACTGCGTCGGCGGTGAGCTTCCCTTCTGCGCCGAGCTTGCGTAGCTCGCCCACGGTTACGCCTAACCCGTCAGCAATGGCCTTGGCAAGCGGCGGCGCGGCCTCAAGTACGGCGTTCAGTTCCTCGCCGCGCAGCTGGCCGGATGCGAAGGCCTGACCCAGCTGAACCAGGGCGCCAGATGCGGCTGCCGCGCTGCTGCCGCTGATAGCCAACGTCTTGTTGACCGTATCCACCACGGACACGATCTCGTTCGCCGACAGCCCCAGTTCCTGAGAGTTTGCGGCAATCCGCTGGTAAAGCTCTGCTGTCGCTGACAGTGGCTGGCGGGATTCCTGGGCGATCTTGAAGACAGCATCTTGCGCCGCTACGAGCTCTTCCGTACCGTTCGTAACCAGGCGCAGGCGGTTCGTCAGGTTGGTGTAGCTCTCTGCGGCCTGGGCGATCTCTCGCGCACTGATGACGGCCGCAAGGGGGCCAGCCAGACGGCGAAACGCACCGGTTAGCTGATTGGTTGTCGACTCAGTACGGCCAGCCGTCCGCCCAAGTCGGTCAAGGTCGCTATCAGCCGTGCGCACCTGTCGGCTGTCGACGCTGACGACAAGCTTCGCGTATTCGGTCATATCCAGACTCGCTGCAGATCGGCCAATACCTCAGCTTCCCAAGCGCGCAGATTGCGGCGGGTTAGCTGAGACCAGTGGAAAAGCTCGGTGAAGTTGAAACTGCGCGGTAGTTGCCAGAACCATTCCCACAGGTAGGAGAGTTCGGCGGGGCATTCCGGGTGATCGGCCAGTTCCTTCGGCCGGTGCCCGGTGACTTTCTCGATTTGCTGCAGGTGCTCGCGCAGTGGTCGATCAGACCCAGGCGGCGGGCGCAGCAGGATCAGCTCAGACTTTCCCCACTCGACAAGCTGGCTGATCCTTTCCCGAAAAAACGCCGGTCGTCCTCGGCGATCTTCTCGACGTGAAGCAGGATTTGCGGGGCCTCCAGAAGGAAGTCGAAGGCAGCCTGTTCGCTGAACTCCAGATCCTCGAAAGACCATGCAGCGATCAGCGAGGCCGAAAGCTTGGCGCGACGCAGGCGGTCGGCCTCATGCTTGAGGTCGGCCGCTTCCTCCGGGCTTGCTTCGGCAAGACGTTTGCCGTCCTCGATGGCCTGGCGGATCAGCTCAGATCGGGCGGACTGGTAGTCGTCAGACCATACCGAGCGGACCTGCAGCCAGTGCTCGGTCGGCGTTCCGTCCGGTTGCGCTAGGGCGATGCGAATCCCTTCGTTCGCCTTGCTGCGCGTCTTGAATGCGTCGATTCCCGTCATGCTTAGCTCCGGGTGATGCTCATGGTGGTGGTGCCGTCATAGCCGGCAGAGAAGGTGTACTGCGGAATCACCGCGCCTGGGCCGCTTACTTGCTTCTGGCCCTGGGTGTAGCGCAGCTTCGGCAGCTCGATGGTGTAGCTATCTGCGCCCTCTTCCAGCACCACAACGTGGTTGGTCTCGGTTTCATTCAGCACCTTGGCCCACAGAGTGCCGTCCTTCAGGTAGGCGCTCATGGTGCCGCTGACGGAGGCGATGCCGTTGGTGACGCAGTAGGCCTCGCGCTGGAACAGGGAGAAGGCCGCTTCCATGCCGTTGTCCAGGGTCACGTTCCATTCGGTAGCGTAGGTGATGGCGTCGCCGTCTTCGGTAAGGGAGCCGTTCGTGGTCACCATCATGTCGCTGGTGGTAGCCGCAGCGAAGGTAGCGCCGCCAGGTACGGTGTATTCCTCGGCCTTGGTGCCGATCATGCCGAAGGTGATGGTGGCTTTGTCGCCCAGCGGAGCGGAGATGTTCATGGTGGCCACGCGGCAACCGCGATACACGTAGTCCTCGTTGATGTCCGTATGACGCTCCAGAATCGCAAAACTGCGCTCAGTGGAACCAATCACCAGTTCATCGGCGGTCCAGGTGCCTTGCATGGCGGCCTCGATCAGATCGTCAAAGCTGGCGAAACTCACCTCGGCGGCGATCTCGCCGGCAACGCTGTAGGTGCCGCCACGGCTCGGGGCGCGCTGACGGGCTTGGTTGATCTCGTTGGACTGGATCTGGTTGATGTTTGGGCTCAGGCCTTCGGAGACGAAGCGGATCGGCTTGAACTCCGGGTTTGCCGGGATTCCGCCTTCCTGAGTGATGGTTACGGTGTCGCCGGCCGCCTCGTCCACCAGCGTGACCGCGTTGCCGTAGATATCGGTAACGGTCATGGAACCGGCGACCACGGTAGCGACCTTGAACTTGCCGTTGTTAGCGGCAGTGGTGAAGCCGGACACCTCGATGATGTGGCCAACGGCGAACTTGCCGGCACTGATGAAGCCAGAGCCGGAATCAGCGAACGTCGAGCCGGAAGCGGCTGCGCTGATGGTGTCGGCTGTCATCGTGCCGTATTCGCGCACGTAGAAGAGCTTGACGGCAGAGCCGTTCGCAAAGCAGGTCATGGGTTATACCTCCGGGCGGATGGTGTAGGCGCTGTAGTAGATGGAGACGTTGATTTGCTGCCAGCCGTCGACGGGCCGGAGGTTGTTGCGGGTGACGCGCTCGACCTTCACGCACTGGCCTTGGTAGACCAGGCGGCGGCCGGCGACGAAGTAATCGCGGAGCTTTTGGACGGCGGACAGGATGTTGGCCGTGCCGTCGTTGAGCGGGTAATTCAGGTTGACCTGGAAGATGCCGGTGGTTTCGTCGTTGCCACCGACGCCGAGCGATGCCACGTCGGTGGAGGCTGGCAGGTTGAACCAGTCGGCCCAGGCGGTTGTGGGGCTTGGCGGCTTAAAGTCTCTGCCCTCGCCGCCTGTCGCAATGCCGAGCGCAGCGGCGTTATAGCCCTGCACTAGCGCGGCCTGAATTTTGACTTCGGACATGTCAGACCCTGAATTTCGAGATAGCGGCTTGGACGATGCGCTGAACGCGGGCCAGGTTGCGACGGACCATGCCGGACGGGGCCTGCTGGCTGTAGCCGTACTCCAAGCGGTCGATGTACGGAAGCGAATTGGCCATGGTCGTTTCCTGGCCTGCGCCCTCTGGCGTCTTGGCGATGACCTCGGCGATTGCTGCGGCGCCGGACGTGTCGTCGCGCGCGATCACGCCTTGGGCTGGAGTGCCGACCTGGGTCACCCAGTTGCCACGGGCACGTCCGGTATCCACCGGGGTATCGCGGATGGTGCCGCTGAATAGGTCGATTGTCGCGGTGCGCACGATCTGGTTATGCGCTTGCTCAATCTTGCGCGTCGCCCTGGCCATATCGCTCTTGAAGCTCATCACTTACGACCCTGGCAGAAGTAAACGAGCGGCGTACCGGCCGGGTTGGCTTCCTTGACGTTGACGATCTGCCAGAGCACGCCGTCGACATCCACTTTCGTAGTGAGCGAAGGCGGCCAGGCTAGATCCTTGGCGGCGATGATGATCTTCTTGTCGCCTTTCTGGATCTGCGAGCCCTCGGCGTACATCAGTCCGGATTCCTGCAGCGTGTAGTCCAGCAGGATGAGCTGTGCGGGCTGCTCAAGGTCGGTTGGCTCAGTAGTCCACTCCCCAGCGACTTCGTCGTACACGCCGGCTGTCACGTCGCGCAGGGTTTGTTCGGAGCCGAAGCGCGCGATCAGTCGCAGCGCCGTAGCCGCCATGCGGTCATAGAACGCACTCATGCGCGCACCAACTTCCCGCTGTACTGACCCAAGGTGTACTTCGAGAAGAAGCCGTCCGACTGGCGGCCTGACACAGGCTTCCCCTTGTAGCTGGTGATCTCGGCGTACTGCACGTCGACAGCACCTTCCACTCGCTCGCGGGTCACCGCACCTGTTCTCGCCTCGGGCGGATCGGTGTCGTCTTGGTAGATTTCGCATGCCAGCGCCATCTGACCCAGCTTGATTGCGCGCGGCAGCGATGCGCCGTCAGCGATGAAACCGCGACGGATCGTGTAGTAACGCGGCCAGGGCAAGCCCTGCTCGTCGTGGTACTGGTTGCCGACCCATTGGAAGCGCCACATCTCAACGCCGGCACGGCGCAGCAGAGATTCCTGATCTGCGGTACCGGCCGGCACGGTGAACCCGTAGTCGACGGCGAACTGTGCGAGCTCGGCAGCCGTAGCGAACGAGTCCGCGTCAGCCTTGCCGCTGCCGTCTTCGATTACGAGTGCCATGCGCTTACTCCACCACGACGAAAGAGGCTTGCTGATGCGCGGTGCGAGCCAGCGGCTCAACCTTGCGGCCATGCTTGGCGATCCATTCGCACAGCGCTTTCCACTCACCGTCACGCCAGTTCGGATACCAGGACTCGGCGAAGTCGACCAGCTCGTCGAACACAAGCACGGTTCCGGGCACGATGCGGTTATTCATGCCGCTGAGCACTTCGGCGGCCGACTCGTACAGATCGCAGTCGATGTGCACCAGGGCAAGATGCTCGTCATGCTCTGCCAGCCAAGCCGGAACGGTGTCGGCGAACCAACCCGGGACCAGGTGGGCGCGGTTCGGCAGGTCAGTCGGCAGGTCAGTGGCGAAGTGGCCGACAGGGTGCGGCTCACCTGCGCCGGTATCCCAGGCGCTCGGCAGGCCCTCGAACGAGTCGAAGCCGTAGGCCAGGCCCTTGCGCACGTCGATGATCGCGGCAAGCGAGTTGCCAGTGAATACGCCGAACTCTGCCGCCGTTCCTGCCGGCGCCTTGCGCGCAGCGTGCTGCAGGTGCTCACGGCGGCTATCGATGACTGGCGCGGCCTTGATCGCGTCCAGCAGGGCGACTTCGGCGGCCGGTTGGGCAGCCTTCTTCACCACTTCGGCGGCCGGTTGGGCAGCAGGTGCTCCACCAGAAACCGCGCTGCTGTTCCGCTTCGAAACTCTTGCCATGTCCATTGCCCCCAAGCGCACCGGTAGAAGTGCGCGAGACGTTGATTGATGTCCGGCAACTGCTCGCCAGACAGCGATTCCCAGGCGGCGCCAGGGAAAGTCGAGATGACCGGCACGCCGGCCAGCAGGGCGTCATGCCCCATGTTGCTGTTGCCTGTTACGACCAGGCGCGCACCTGCCAGCGCATCGCCCATGTCGGGCGGTGCCAGCGTTAGTCCGTAGGTCAGTTCAGGCGATTTCGGGTGCGGCCTGATGCGCGCTTTGGGATAGCACTCGGCCTGTTGCTGCACCCATGCCGCCATTGCGCCCAGATCGCAGCCGTGAGCGGCGTCTCCGGGCATCTGCGGGCATATCAGGGCGTATCCATCAGGATCGCCACCGCGTTCTGCTACACGCAGCCCAAGCGCATCAAACCGGTCAGGCGGGCAATCCCACGGCGGGAGCTGATTCAGGCCGCCAAGACCAACCTGCCAATGGCCTGTCTGAAAGTCGGCCTCGCCGTGCACGCGCCGGAGATAGCCATAGTCGACGACGACAACCGGCGTACCGGCGTAGTCGGCGCGGATGATGTCGCCTTTGCCGCGAAGGCCGAAGACAGCGACAGCATCAAACGATTCGGTGCAGCCAGGCGCGTGGTCAGACAGCGACCTTAGCCTGGCTTGGTGTCCCGCTTCGACGAGGCCCTGGCGAAACGCCAGAGCCCCCTCGAATCCATCACGGGCGTAGATGCCCCACTGCATTAGCGGGACTGGATCACCACGCCGGCGAAGTCCTTGTAGGAGCCGCGAACAGCGTCCCAGTTGGAACCGGTGCCCAGGGTGGCGTCGGACGGGTTGGCACCGCCGTTGGCGATGTCCCACTTGAAGCCCTTCACGCCCAGGTTGTAGGCGAACTCGCCTTGCATCCGGGTGATCAGGTTCTCCTTGCCGGTGACGTTCTCGATCACCAGTTCTTCTTCCTCGGTGTTCTCGACGATGAGCGCATCGGCGGTCAGACCCAGGGCGAAGTAGTCGGTGGTCGCGGCCGAGCCGGAGCCAGCGGTGACAACGAGCGCGTCGGAGTCGGTCACCAGAACCGGGCGGTTCAGGGTAACCGGAGTGCCGGTAGCCACGTTGAAGTTGGACACACCGTCGATGTTGGCGGTGATCTGAGCCTGCACCAGGTCGTAGTACTGCTTGGAGTGCATGACCCAGCAGACGATCTGGCCAGCGGCGTCGCCGAACTTCGACAGACCGGTTACCAGGCCAGCAGTGTTCAGGGTGCCGTTGGTGGCGATGGTGTGCTTGACCGCCGACTGCGCGTTCAGAGCAGCGCGACCGGCGCGCAGGGCGGAGTTCAGCATTTCCACTTGCATGGCCTTGGCAGCCATCTCGCCGAGCAGGAAGCTCATTTCGTCTTCAGCCAGACCAGCCATGATCTTGCGGAAGGCGTCCTTGGTCTGGTCGACCGGGCCGATCTTGCGGTTCAGCTTGACGCTGATCCACTCGTCCTGGGCCATGCCGAGGATGGTGGCGTCGGATACCGAGGTGGTATCGCGGCGGGTGATCAGGTTCGCCACGTTCTTGAAGAACGCCTGCTGCGAATAGTCACCGCGACGGCTCAGGGTGCTGAGGCTGATGGCGCCGGCCGAAGCGGCGTTGAATGCGTTGCTGTTCTGGGTCAGGGTCTCGACGATACCTGCCTGGAACTGGTCCTGATAGACCTTGAAGTCAGAAGCTTTACCTGCGGCCATGATGGATTCTCCCGATATGGCTTGATTCAGTTAGGGAGCGCCAGATAGGCGTCTTTCCCGTGTTTGCTGATGAAAGCGGCCTTCTGCTTGGCAGACATCTGGCTGCGCGGCGTACCTGGCCGTGCGTCGCTGCCGGTCGGACCCGAGCCACTGCCGGTGGCGTTGGCGGGGAACCAGTGCGGGCGCGTTTCTTTCATGTCCGCGAACCACTCCTTGAGGGTCAGCGGCTTACCGTCTTTGCCGAAGCGACCTTCTTTGGCGATGGGGTTGCCCTCGTCGTCCAGTTCGAAGTCGCGCGAAGCAGCCAGCATGGCGTCCTCCATGGCGAACTTGTGCACACCGGCTTCGGATGCGGCACCGATCACTTCGCCCTTGAGCACGCGGGAAGCGAACTTCTCGGTTCGGGACTGGTGACGGGTGGCTTCCTGGCGAGCGGCCTCAAGGTCGCGGTCATAGCTGGACTTCATGCGTTCGGTGCGCTTGTTCAGCACTTCGTCGAGTTTGCCGGCTGCGATCAGCTTGGCTTCCTCGTCATCTGCAAAGCGCTGCAGGATTCCGCGTACTGCGTCGGGGTCGATCCCTTCGAAGCTTCTCAGCTTCTCGCGTTGCTCTGTGAGCTTGCCGATCAGCTCGCCGTTTTTGGCCTTGAGGCCGCCAACTGCTGCGTTGACCTGAGCATCGATCAGAGCTTGGATCTCGGGAGTGATCTCCGGCCCTTGGCCGCCACCACCGTTACCGCCGTCGCCGCCTTCTTCCTGCATGAACAGCTGCTTGAGTTGGAACATGTGTTATCCCCTTGGGACTGTTGGCGCCCTTGGCGCATAAAAAAGCCCCGGCATTGCCGAGGCTGGAAATTTGTGCTCTGTGTGTCCCTTGTCCCAGGACAGCGGACATGAAAAAGCCCGCTCAGTGGCGGGCTTTGGTATCAATCATTTTCTCTGGAGGATCGCTTGCGTCGCCGTACCAGATAATTGGCGGCGGCGGCAAACCTTTTTCTTTGCCTACCCAAGTACACCCGTGCGGGCTGAATGGGATTGGTCGGTCATACGGCACGTTGTTGTTCAGGCTGATGACGCTCTGATCGCTTCGCAGAACATCGCGTATAAGGTCAATGATTCGTTTCATCCAATCACCACCCTCTACTCGCTCACTCGCCGGCCAGCCTAACGTCACATCCAGCATAAACACCGGAAGGATACATTTCGCTGACGACATGTCGCTCCATGACTTGAATGCCAACTGCGGTTGGTGTGTCGCCAAACTCTTGCTTGATCTCAGAGAATGCCGCCTGCATATGACGGTCGATTATTGCCCGCATATCTGCCTTGATAGCGCGATATTCACCGATTGTTTTCTCGATGCTCATAAAACCACCCTCTCCCCACGCATGAAACAGGAAGCGCACAGCAACTGCTTCGTGCCGCCGCTCTTCTTGCCGGCCTTGATCGTCACGCCGGTCTTGGTTTCGATGACTTCCATTCCGCCGCATCTGTGGCAGCTGACGATATCAGCCGGCCGCGACGCCTTGATCCGATCCAGCACACGCTGTTTCGGCGTGTCTGGCGGTGGCGTGCCGTTGATGACGGTGAATGTTGGCTTATCGGTCATGCGGCGATCTTACGCCGCAATCCCAGCCCGCTCAAACAGCGCTTCGTCTCGCTTACGCAGCTCTTCCAGGGTGTAGACCTTGCCCTTGTCGTTGGTGAAGCGGTCGATGTCCACTTTTCCTTCGCGGAACAGCTTGCCACGCGTGGCGCCCAGGACTTCATCCTGAAACGCTGCCGGCTTGTTGCGCAGCCACTGCGTGTAGGTCACGTCGTCTGCCACGTAGCCGTCCATGCTCGCCTGTGTGCCCTTGCCGATCTCTTCGGCGGACAGGCCTAGCTCTCGCCAGCCCTTGATCACCGGAACCGACGTGCTGCGGCAGTTGATGTGGCGCGGCGGCTGCGGGCCTTCGCCAATCGGGAAGGTCTTGCCCGACAGACTTGCGCAGGTAATGGTGGTGCGCCCGTCCAGGGTGGCCAGAAACTGCCACTCGCTGACCAGATCGTCGTTCGCCGCGTAGAAAGCCTGCCGCGTGTAGTTGCTCAGGTGGTTGACGGCTGTCCTGACAATCGCCTCAGCATCTCGGCGGTCAGTCTCAAGCAGCCCGTCAGCGTACCCGTTGGCGCGCGTGCCACGAATGCGGCGCACCATCTGGTCAACCGTCTCGCCTTCCACGAACCCGATGCGGATTGCATCGCGGATTCGTGTCAGTCGGTTGGCCTCGATGTTCTGCGTGTACTCGCGTAGCAGCTTGCCCTGAAAAGGCCTGGCCATCGCTGCGGCGTAGACTTGCTGAGCGTTTACCGAGTTGATCGGCACCACGACCTGCACGGCCTGCGGGATGGTCGCGGTCAGCAGGTTCTGCTGAAAATTTGCCTCATACTCGGCATAGGCCAAAAGCTCTGCGTCCAGATCGCTCCGGAGCGCTGCGTAAGCCTGCGAGTTCAGCGACTGAACCGACAGTAGCAGCTGATCCAGGCGTTCAACGGTGAAGCTGCCAGGCGGCATCTGCTCGATTGCAGCCATGAGGCGAGCAAACAGGTCAGCGTCCACCCGGTTCAGCAGCGCGATCATGCGCCGTACAACGCCGTTGCTGAACCGCTGCATGCTCACGGCATGGCTGATCTCGGCGTCAGCAAGGATGTTATTGACGGTGGCCATCAGACCAGACCCAAGCTAGGCCCTTGCTGATCCAGGCGCTCGCGCTCGTTTGCCCAATCCAGCTCACTGGCCAGCACGCCACGACGCTTGTACTCGCTGAACAGGGTCTCATCAGACAGCTTGCCTTGCGCGGCCATGTTGAGCAGCAGCGGCAGGGTTGTCTCGGGAACGTAGTCGGCGGCGAAGTTACCATTGGCCTGGACGTGGCCGCCCTCTGCCTCGCCTATGTAGTCGGCCATGATCTGCAGAACCTGGGCGTAGGCGTCTTCGAACTGGGTTGCCATCATCTGCAGCGGGGACATCTCGATTGCTGCGTCTTCCTTGGCCTGCTCGGCGGTCTTCGGCGATGCATTCTCGACGCGGAGCAGCTTGGCGCCGGCAATGCGCATCTCTTCCAGCAGATCCTTGAGCGATACGCGGCCGGCTTCTATGGCCTTGCCGGTGTGCTCGACGAACGAAAGCTTGGACTCGGCGTTATCGTTGCGCACCAGGCGACCGCCGCCCACTTCGATCTCTGCATCCTTGTCGAAGCCGGCGCCGAACAGGATAGGGACGCGGGCATAGTGCAGGATGGTGTCCTGATCACTCTGGCTCTGCCAGTGCTTGACGTTCAGATGAGCCAGCTCAAGCAGCGGGGGCTTGGCCGACATGAAGCCTGTGCGCTTGGTGTAGAGCGCCACGATTGGGATGTAACCCAGACTGGTCACACCTTCATCGTACAGCGCCCATCCGTCCTTCCCGTTGTTGCGGTAGACAGCCCAATAACCAGGCTCCAGCACGCGAACTTGCTCGATGTGCTTCTCGGCGAATGCGCCCTGCTCTTCGGAAACCATCTCCATGAAACGGAACTGGGTCAGCTGGCCGCCGTCCTCTTTCCAGCCAAGCAGCTGCTCAGGGCGGACGTGGATGGCATAAGGACGGGCATTGACTGCAATCAGGTCAGCCGCCGTCACCACGCCTTCAGGCTGATCGGGCTGCGCGATGTTCTGGAAATCGACATAGGCAAAGCTGATGGCCTTGCCCAGGGCATCCTCGAACCAGACGCGCCCGAACACGGTGCCATCGTTGCCCTGCTGGTCGATGTCCTGCCAGTACTCCATCAGGCGCGCCGGCACATCGTCACCAAGCTGGATCGGCTCGGCAAACACGCGGCTGCCCATGTTCGATATGGTCTCGCTGTATGCTGGCAGCAGCGTCGAAGTCAACAGGCGGCACTTGTACGCCTCGGAGTCCTCAGCCGGCCAGCGCGGCAGCAGCGCTTCCCCAGCCTCGCGCATAGCCAGCGTTCCGCCCAGCAGCGGGCCGACGATAGACAGGTACTCGCGCATCTTCACCACAGCCGGGTGCAGTACGCTCGGGTCGTCGGTCATCGGTCACATCCTTAGAGGCTGAGAGGTCGCCACTCGGCGAACAATCGGGTATTCGTGGTGTATGAAGTAGCCCCCGGCGTCAGGCCGGTGGTCATTGCCCTGCGACTTGTCGGGCTCGCCATTGGCTGCCCAAACCTGCTGCTCCAGGTCGTCGGCGTACATGGGGCACTTGTCGGCGTTGACCTTGTACCGGCGCTCGCCTGCTGCGTTGTGAAACATTGCGTTCATGGCGTTGACCCGATCCTTGACGGGCGGGTTAGCGGCCGGGGCCTTAACCTTGAAGCCTGCCTGCTTGAGCAGGTCGATATCGGTCGCGCTAGCGTTCACCGACTTGCGGGAATCGCCAGAGGCGTCCGGGTAGATCAGGATCTCGCACGTCTTCTGGTACGCGCCGTTCTCGTAGCGCCAGTAGCGCTCCTTGATGCGCTTGATCATGTCCGGCGTGTCGTAGCCGTCCACCAGCTCATCCACGGCGCATGGCATGCCGTCGCGCTTCACGTGGGTGATCGCGCTCATCTTGCCGACGTTGAAGTCCATCCCGATGTGCAGCGCCTCACCAGGCTGGTGCACTTCCTTGCATCCGTTCAGCTTGCGGTCGTAGGCGTGGTAGACCGTGCCAGACAGCAGGTTGACGAACTGGCCATCCAGATAGGCCTGGATCAGCTGCGGCGGGTAGGACTCTTTGAGGGAGTCGATGTAGTCACCCGGCAGGTTCAGCTCGTTGTCGTAGGTTGACGCCTGAATCAGCCCGTACAGCGCCTGCAGGTGCGGCTTCTCGCGCAACTGCTTCACGAACTGCTGATAGACGAACTTGAATCCCTCGGGTGTGGTCGTCACGTCGACGCCGTTCTTCAGGCCGTCCACGTTGTAGCGCATCCGGGCAATGATCTTGCGCCAGGCATGCTGCGCCTTGAGCACCGGCAGAACATCAAGCTCATCGACCAAGGCGTGTCCGATCTTGAAGCCTACGATGGTCTGCGGCTTCTCCATCGACCGACAGATGGTCGTGCTGCGCCACCGTCCACCAGAGTAAAACTCGACCTCTTTGTCGCCTTCCTTCGTCTTGACCTTCAGGCCCCAGTCAAAGGCAACTTCCTCGATGGTCGGGAAGAAGATGTCGCGGATCTGCGGGTACGTCGGGGCGAAGTAGCCGGAGTTGATCCCTGGCCACTCCCAAACGTGCTTGCAGATGCCAGCCGAACCTACCCAGGTCTTGCCTGAGCCGAACCCGGCAACGAATGCCCTGAACTTGTGCGGCAGGCCAATGAACTGCCCTTGCGGCACGTTAAGCGTCGGCATCGCGCTTCCTGGCGTCGACGATCTCGACCTCTACCCTGGTCGGCGTAGTGTAGCCCGGGTCAGCCTCGGCCTTGGTCTGCCGATTTACGTAAACATCGCCGCATTCCTTCGCAGCCTGCTCGAGCACCTGCAGGGCAAGGCGAGCGTTGCGGCTGCTCTCGGCTTTCTCGACCAGCCGGCCCAGCATGCGGAGACGGTACGATCGATTGGCGATTGGAATCTCGGCAGTGTCTTCGCGGAACCGCTTGCGGGTGTCGTGGAACAGCGTCACCCAGCGCTTGGCGAGATCTCGCCCCGCCCGCTTGGTCGGGTCGTGCTGCTCACACTGCTGGCGGCTGACCTCAATGCCAAACTCTTCCTTTACCGAGGCGGCAACTTGCGACGGCGTGTCAAAGCAGGCCAGGGCCTGAACTATGAAGCTCTTCACCTCATTATTCAGAGCTGCCATAGGTTCACGTCCGTCTCGGGTCTGTCAGAGGTCATGCCGACTTCAGCAGACAGGTTCCGCAGGCCCTCGCAATGTTGATCTTGGCCACCTCGGGCGCCTTGTTGGCTGCCTCAACCATGGCCTTTACGCCTTCGCTCGCACCGTACCGGCGAACGACACCAACGAACTCTTCGACGTCATGGCCGCGCAGCTTCAGCTTCGGCTGGCCTTCATCGGTGAACTGCGGCTCACCTTCAGAGTTGGTCTTCTGTTCCATGTGGTACAGCTCATGCTCTACCAGGGCGCAGAACTCAGCATCAGAGCATTCTGCGCAGTAATCGGCGGCCAGAGTGATCAGGAAGCTCGGCACGTAGCCGAACCACTGCAGCATCTGCTGTTCCTGCCTGCCCTTCTGCCAGGCGCCGCAGCGAAACGTCACGTCTTCACACTGACCGAGCACCCAGCGGCCTTGCTTCTCGAATCCACCTGCAGCCCACAGGAACGCGATTGGCGCGTCCTTCAGGTGTGCGTGGTCTTCGTTGAATAGCGGAGCGCCTTCAAGGACGAACGTGTCCATGGCCCACTGCAGCACTTCAGGTGCTGGTATGTAGGCGTCTGCCCAGTCCTTGCCATCGGCGAACTGGCCAATGGACTCGGGCGGCATTGGGCGGGTCACTACTTCTTCGCCTCAACATGAAAGCGAGCGGCCTTGATGATCTTGTCCGATACCTTCGGCCAGTCAGGCTCTGCGCCGGTCAGCCAGCAGGTAATTGCAACGCCGTACATGTAGGCGCGCCACCACCAGGGTAGTCGTGCGCGCATTACCAGATAGGCTTTTGCCGTCACTCAAACCACCCTGTCGCCTCGTTACCGCAGCCACGGCAGTACACCGCACCACTGGCGTGGCCAGGCTTGCGCGAGATGTAGAAGTCGAAGCTCCCGCAATCACACTTGAAGCTCTCATCGCCTTCGCACGGGCCGAATGGATGCTTGAACGCTCCACGGTAAGTCGCGCACTTCGGGCACTCAAGCTGAGTTGTTCCGGCCGGCGCGGTGGTTACCCATTCATGCCGGCAGTTACCGCAAACTGCGTCTCCGACTGAATGTCTAACCTTCGGCTTAAGCTCTACGACGCTCATGCCAACGCCCACCCAACCAGCAGAACCAGGCTGTAGATCAGCGCAATGCAGATCAGCAGCAATGCAGCGAAGAAGCGCACCCAGGCGACGAGATGGTCGTCAGTACGGAACGACAGGCGCCAGAACACCACCGCAGCCAAGAACAGGAGTGCGGGGATTAGCCAGGCCATGGTCAGATGCCTTCGTATTCTTCGCGCTTCACTTCCACACCGCCTGCTTGATCTCGCGAATCATGTCGATGAAGCCCGTGCCTTGGCTGCGTGCTTCTGCGTATGCATAGAAGGCGCGGACCAGCACCCAGGCCGGCAGGCCGCAGGCGAACACCACGCCAGCCAGGGCAACCAGGCCAACGTAATCGTGTGCCCAACCAATCAGGCCGAGCTTCATCACGACGAATGCGCCACCGCCGAGGCTGAACACCACGGTACTGATCAGCGCAACCACGAACTCCTTGATGGTCTTCGGCAGGGTCATGGCCATCACGACGATGGTTGCGAGCACTACTGCCAGGACGATAAGGCAAGTGGCCAGCTTCCACAGAAGGAACCCTCCTGCGGTTGTCGATGCTGGCTCGGTCATGGTCGGCAATCTCATAGGCATTCCTGGCCCTTCGCCGGGCCGGTGCTGCTGGGTAAATGGCTGACACGGCAGGACTCGAACCTGCGACCAGGCGATTAACAGTCGCCGGCTCTACCAACTGAGCTACATGTCATCAATGGTGCCGCCACCAGGCTTCGAACCCAGGACATCCTGCTTACAAGGCAGGCGCTCTACCGGCTGAGCTATAGCGGCATGAATAAAACGCCGACCGAAGTCGGCAGAGAGCGCGGGGAGGCGCTGGAGCGATCGGCATCAGACTGCCGGCCTTTCACCGGCATCCGAGCATTTCAGGCACCAAAGTGCCGAATAGGAAGCCCGCCAGTTGGCTCAACCTTTCGATGAATTCGGCTGGTCGGCGGGCTAAATCGTGGCGCCTACCTGGATCAGGCAGTCGCTGTAAATGGCGTTCTTGGCTTCGTCGTCGAGCGGAAGCGGGATCTCTGAGACTGCTTTTGCGCAGAACTCCATTCGCTCCATCACGCGCTCTGATGAAACGCGGCTAAACGCAACCTGATACGGCTCAGGCTGTGCCGCGCAACCGGTCAGCAGCACGGCTAACAGAGCGAGTCTGAGCATGCTGCCTCCAGAAACGAAAAAGCCCCGGCACTAGGCCAGGGCTTCAAAGCGGTAAAACCGCATCATTAGCCGAAATACTACTCCAGTGGCTGCCAGTGTCAAGCCTTGTTATGCGGCATCTGCATACTGCTCTAGCGATCCATCAATCCATCCTGCACCTACAGACACCAGCTTCTCTACTTTCGAATGGTGCATGCCCATGAGGCGCCCAAGCTGACGGTATGTCATTCCGGCATAACGGTAGTAGTTCCACAGCGCCTGGCCGCACTCTGGATAGCGCTCGTACAGACGGGCAATGTGCCGGTCGATCACCATTGCCATGTCGTCACTGATCGCCGGAGAAGGCCCGCCATGCATCTGCACGTTATCGCGCATCAGTGCGTATTGAGGGGAGACGTAGCGAGGTACACCGGCCTGAACGCGAACCCAAATGCCCCATTGCAACAGCAGGTATTCGATATCGAGCTGTTTCATGCTGCTGCCCCCTTGAGCATGTCTGGGTTTACGGTGTGACGAGCGACCTCGCCGTGCTCCTTGTGCAAGACGATGCACTTCATGTTCTGCCGCGATCTCCAGCCGCCCGAGTGCGCGTAGCTGTCACCCGGGGCCAGCGTGTTGAACGACTCGACCACGCACCCTGGGTATTCCTTCTTGCTTTCGTGGTGAATGTGGCCGGTGTACCAGTAGCGGTGAGAGGTTTCGCCCCAGTCCTGGGCGCGGTCGGTGGCCATGACGCCAGGAAGCTTGTCAGCCTTCGCCGTGTGTCCGTGGTGCATGCCGATCAGGTTCTTGCCCCAGCGGTAGTAGCTGAACACGCTAGGGGTCGTCTCGACGGTCACGCGGGGCTCTTTGCTGTACAGGTGATCGAACAGGCGGCTAAGCCAAACTGCGCCGGTTTCGTCGTGGTTTCCGATGACATGCACGACGTGGACATAGCGGTGCTTGGCCAGGGCCGACTCTACGCACTGCCGCATAGCCATGATCAGCACGTCGACCATCTTGGCGTAGCGGCTGTCTGCGTCGAGGTGGTGGCCAGAGCGCGGCGTCACGGCGATCATCGAGTCATAGTGCGCGGCGTCGCCCAGGTTGATGATCACGGCGCGCTCTGTTGCCGGCGCAGCGCTGACCAGGCTTGCCATGGCACCACAGTGCACGCGCTCCGCAATGGTCAGGTCCCAGTCCTTGCCGCACTCGTCGCCCCATATGTACTCACCGAAGTGTGGGTCTCCGATGGGATAGCAGGTCAGCAGATGGTCAAGGTATTCGCCCTTGGCTTTCTTCGGCACCACCACGGGGAGGTCCTTTACCGCCGCCTTGCAGGAAGCCTCGAACAGCTCGCGCTGGCGGTCCTCGTCGATGGTCGACTTCACCCATTGGCCACGCGGCTTTCCGTCGCCGTCGTAGAAGGTGCTCACGCCCTTTACCTTGTAGCCATCAGGCACAGTCTTGGTCATGTCGTGCTCGGGGCTGAAACCCTGCCGCGCCAGTCGCGCCTTGTGCTCGTATACCCGGCGCTCATGCATGCCAAGCATTTCGGCCGCCTCGGCAACGGTATGGCCTTCGAGAGCGGCCATGATCTCTTCGTCTGTCGCTTTGCGCGCTGCCATGTCACTTCCCCTCTGCAGTCGAGCTGATCGTGTAATGCTGAGGAGACTTCCCGGCGTGCAAGTCCTTCAGGCGTGACACGTGACCGGTCAGGTCGGTGAGCAGCGCGCGATAGCCACCAGGATGCATCCGGTCGTCATTCAGCTTGCCGGCCGCTTGGGCATCCACGACAATGGCAAGGCATGCTAGGGCGTGCGCCAGGTGCGGCAGGCCGCTATCCGGGTCGCAGTCCTCACCTTCAAACCAGGCGTTGAGGTGGCGATTGGCCGCGTCGAAGTAGATCGACGCACGCACGCCGGATGCCCGCCAATTGCTGCGCCCGTACTTGAGCATGCCGTCAAGCAGGCCAAGGCTTCCCATTGCCGTGGCAGTTGTTGGCCAAAGGTGAATGGGCAGCTTCCCGCTACCGATTGCGTCTTTCGGGTTGGTCGGCTTGGTATCGGTCATGCCCTGTCCCCTTTTCGATGAAACTTGCGGTCGTACCAGCGATAGAAGTACTGCGCGAAGGTGATGCCTAGCGATCCACCAAAGCCTGAGATCAGCAGGAACGGCGCGGTATCGATCTTGGCGTGAGCAACGGCCCAGATGTAGGCGAACTGGGCCAGAGTGATCAGCCAACTGACGACGAAGCCAGCGGCGATCTTGTCGTCGCGCAGAAGCTTGCTGTTCAGCCCCAGCAGGAAAACCTGGGCGAACGCGGAGACGAAGACCATGACGGCCTGAAGCTCAGGGCTCATCAGAATTCCTCCACTTTCCAGCCGCCACCGGCTTTCTTAGATTGCGCTTTCACTGCCACGATTCGGAACGGGTACTGATCGGCCGCGACCTTCGTCTTGACCCTCGCGTCGTCCGTCCAGAAGCCCTTCACCTCGTGCAGCTCTATAACGCCGTCAGCGCGCATGACTGCAAAGTCAGGGGTATAGAAGGTGTTGTCGGCCAGCCGCAGCTTTACGCCTTCAAAGCGGTACCAAGCGATCTCACCAGCGAGCTGTTTATGCTTCAGGTGAGCGTCATATGCTGCTTCTGTCTTGTTCATCTGGCCGACCTTGAGACGGCCTAGCGCCTGCGTGGCGGTCTTAGCGCGGGAGTTGGTCATTGGTAAATGCTCCCAGGCTGACCGCTTTCATTGCTTCCTGTGCACGCTAGATCGTGGTCACTGGCATGCGGGCAACGCTTATTGCCGCACAAAGGGCAGAGGATCATCTTGGTGCTCGACAGAGGAAGCCAGCCAAGGCTGCTTTGTGAGCCGATGTTCTTCTCCCAAATGCAGCGATGGCACTCGCACTTCAAGAATTCATTCATGCCGGCTCATCCCCATCCATGATCATGACCAGAGGCCCCATTGAGGCCTCCGAACTGATCTCTGCGAATGCGTCGTTGATGAAGATCTGCATCAGCTCCATGTCGCGATACTTCTCAAGCACCTGGCGCAGTCCGTCCATCATCGATTCGTGCATCGCCAGTTGATTGGCCAGCCGATCAGGCTTCACATTCAGTGGGGTGACGTTGGTCATGCGGCTACCTTCCCTTCCTTCAAGAGGATTGCTTGGGTTCGGATTACGCCTTCAAGGTGCGCCAGGGCAGCGCTATCGGCGTCGATACGGCGGGTCCGGCGATCTATCTCGTCATGGCACGACGAGCACGCCCAGGCTCCCAGCAGGTCATGAGGCTTGATACCCATGCCGCAGGTGCCGGCGAGACGGTAGTGAGCGAGAACTGTCGTTTCCGGGTCGTGGTTGCAGATGCCCGGCAAGCGCACCTGACATTCGCGTCCACGGGCCAGCTTGGTGAGCTTGCTCATGCTGCGTTCTCCCCAAGCAGGTCAGAGAATACGACACCCTTGGCAGAGAACTCGGCCACGATCTGGTCGGTGTAGGCGATGCCCTGGGCGCGATTGAAAAGTCGGGTTACGGGGAAGCCGTCAGGACCGAACAGGTTGCATGGCCCCATCAGGTGCAGCTTTTCCTCGTAGGTCAGGTGCAGGAACGAGCGGTTCCATGCGTTGAAGAAGTCCACATCAGCCTTGCGCATGATCGGCACCCCGAGATGGAGCTTGCACCAGCGGCGTACGTCCTCTATGTCGCCCATCTGCGTCATCTGAGCGATACGCTGGTACATCGCCCACCACAGGGCGTTCTGGTCAAGCGTGCGGTCCTTTCCCTCGCGCATGCTGACCACCACAAACTTCTTGTCCCGATAGAGCTGGGTCAGCTTGTGGATGGCCTCGGAGAGCTTCGACGCGCTGTTTACGGAGATGCGTTCAGTCATGGCCGGCACCCCGCATAACCCGAGCCACAAACTCCATATACCCACACGCACCGATAGCCCATATCCAGCACAGGGCGCGGAAGGCGTAGTCGTAGAGGTCAGGCATGATTGGCCTCCTTCGCAAGCAGCGCCCTGGCCTTCGCAATCTCTCCGCAGGTATGGCGCTCCCAGCCCGTCGCATCTGATATGTGGATCAGCGCCCGTAGCTGGCTCTTGTACGCCTCAAGTTCAGCTAAAACGTCGCGTTCTGCTTTGCTTTGGCTCGGCAGGCTGCACCAGCATGTTTCAACCGTGCTGTGTTCATAGAACACGCCTTCGCCCTTGCAGATTGAGCAGTTCGGGTTAGTCATGGATGGCCTCCAGCGACACAGCGGCGTCGATCCTGCGGCTTACTTCTTCGCGCCATCCATCCACCGGTAGATCGAATCGGCAAACCAGCACTGGAACCTGCTCGCCGCTATAACTGCCAACCGCATTCTCAAGAAGATTCCGATACCGCTCCGCATCCTTCCTGCACGCCTCAAGCTCAGCCAAAGCTGCGTCCCGCTCTTCCTGCAACTGCGCAATACCAGCAGACAGGTATTCATCCAGCTTTGCGTCTGTGCTGCGTCGGCTCCATGACTCGGCGAAATGGCGAGTGGTCAGTGCCATCAGCGTGTTGTCTTTGGCGTCGAGTTCGTCCAGGAGGGATAGGACGCCATCCGCATTGATGATAACGGCAGGTACTGGATCACCATTTCCGCCAAGGCCGGCAGCTAGTGCGCGCTCCGCATATTTTCGCAGCTCTGCCCTGTTAGTCATGGCGGGTCTCCATGCGATCCTTCCTGATCACTGCATGCAGGCTGCCAGTAACAACCCTGTCATGGTGGACAATGCCCATTGTCTTCGCCTGTAGCGCGCCACGACGAAGACGGGAGTATTTGGAGTCTTTGTAAATCTCCCAAACGACAAAAAACCTGTCGTAGACGTTGAGGGCCATGTTCACCAAAAGCGTCTGATCCAAAATGCTCATTGGCTCACCCCCACACGCTCGTACACGTCGCCAACGCGGCGCAGGCCAGGCATCTGCTGCTCGATCAGAATTCCTTCTACGATGGTCGCGCTACGGTCACCGCAGGCGATGCACAGCGGGTCGCGGCAGGAGACGCGCCAGCCGGCGGACAGCAGGTTGTCGAGTTGCTTGCGCAGGCCGAACATGTGGCGCTGGTTCTCATGCATCGCCCGGTAAGCGCTGATCGCTCGGGTGATCGAGCCGACCGCCGACCAGAACACAAAGCCCGGCTCATGCGCCGTCTTCATCTGGTCCGCCTTCAGGTGCTGCGCGAACTGCTTACCGTCCCAGTCCGCAACAATCAGCCAGCCGCCATCGTGGCGCTCGCAGTGCCATTTGGTGTTCATTGCAGTTGCTCCTTGAGGGCCTCAACCCTCACCTGGGCCCAAGCAACAGCGGCGTCGCTGGCCTCTTCTTCGTGGATCACAACGCCGTCATTCAGCTCGGCGGTGGCCTTGATGGACTCAATGCGGGCGGCCGCATCGTCAAAGCTGTCTGCGTAGATAGCGATCTGGTACAGGTCGCCGTTGTGTGCGTATTCGAGCTTGAACTTAGCCATGGGCATTCACCTCCAGCGGCAGCAGCCAGGATTTGCTCGACTTTTCCGGCGCGTTGAATGCACCGCCGTCTTCGCGCAGGAAGGTGCGGACTTCTCGACCAATGCGGACCTTGAACAGGCGTGGCTTGATGTCGGATACGCGACCCACAACGTCGCCAGTGAGGCGTGTCACGCGCACGGACTGGCCGACGATCAGCGAGGCCAGGAATTCCTTGGTGGGACGCTCGCTCATGACGCAATCCCCCACCCTGCGTATGAGGAAGCCGGGCGGCGGTAATCCTCAGGTAGAGGAAACCGCCAGCCAGCAATGAACAACGCACCCGCGACAACGATTGCGATCTTCATGCCGCGTCCTCCATGTCGGCGCCCATGATCTGCAGGTGGTTCTCGCAGATGGTTTGGGCTTCCTTGGCGTCGTCGCACACGCGGCCGATGAACTCGCCGCGCACGCTGGCCCGGTACTTGGCTTGGTCACCAACCATGAACTTGGCGACCTTGTAGGGCGGATTGCTGTCGCTCACAGCAACGCAGTCAGAACGCTTGGCCCATTTCATTGGATGGCACCCCGCTCAGACGGCCAGTTGAACAGCAGTACGATCACGCCACCCTCGCGCAGGCGGTCGGCAGAGCGTTCGCCCAGGGCAACCTTCACTTCGTCAACGCACAGGTTGGAGATGATCACGGTGGGCAGCTTCTGCTCGTACCGGCCGTTGATGATCGCGAAGGTCATGCGCAGCTCGAAGTCGCTAGGCTGCTCCTTGCTCACGCCAACCTCGTCCAGCACCAGAAGGTCAGCGCGAATCAGAGGCTCGAGAATCTGGCCTTCGCTCTTGCTGCCCTGATCGCCGTAGCTCTCGCGTATTGCCTGGAACACGGAGCCGATGGTCCGGTACACAGCAGTAGCGCCGCTATGCTTGATCACGTGGTTCGCGATAGCGGTACCGAGATGGGACTTACCGGTCCCAGGGGTGCCAAGCATCATCAGGCAGCGCCCAGCGTCACTGTGCTTGTCGAAGTTTTCCGCGAAGTCGATGCAGGTCTCCAAGGCTTTGACCTGACCACGGCTGACAGCCCTGTAGTCCTCGAAGCACTTACCCTCAAAACGCTTCGGGATTGCAGCGGAGCCAAGGCGAATGTTCATGTCCATGCGACGCTGCCAGGCCTCTCGAGCGGTCTTCTCTTCCAGCTCTCTGGCCAGTTGTTCGCCATGGCAAACAGGGCAAGGAGACGTGAACACCTTGCTCAGGATCTTGGTCAGCTTTTGCTGGAACGGGCCATGCGTCTCGCAAATTGCCTGCTGGAACTGCGGCGCAGAGACAGCTTCAGCGATGCTCACAACGTTTTCAGAAGCCATAGGTTCCACCCTCCCGTTCGACCAGGCCTGCGGTGTAGTCGCGTTCGGCAAAGTCGTGGTGCTTGCTGGTTGGCAGGTGGTGAACGTTGTCCGGCAGACGAACTTCGTCCTCCCAGCGCTTGCCGTTCAGCCATGTGGTCGGATGCGGGATGTACTGGCCGCCATCCTTGCGCCAGTCAGGCGACGCAACCTGAGCCGCCAAGCCGGATGTGATCTTGGCGAACAGGCCGGAGTCGACCTTGAGCTTTGCCCAGGCCTTGGACGCTTTGTCTTTGCCGACCTTGCGGGGGTAGAGATTCCAGAACCGAGCGAACAACTCTTCGCAGCTCGGCTCGTCCTGCTGCGCTTGCGCAGTGAGGGGATCAGGAATCAGGTTAAGGGAATCAGTAGAGAGGGAATCAGCCGGAGCGCTTCCGATTTTCTCGGAGCTAGTACCGATTTTCTCGGAACGAACACAACCATCTGATACAGAAGGGATTTCAGACGACGGCTCATTCTTGTGCGGGTTCTGGTGCTTGGTGAAGTTGTCGATCTGAATGTAGTGCTTGCCATCGACCGAGTAGCGAATGATGAAGTCTTTTTCGTCCAGCCAGTCGAGCATCTGGTCGATGTTGATCCCATCGCGGTAAGGGAAGATTTCCGCCTTAATCCGCATCGGGCGATCCTCTAGGCGACCATCACGATCAGCCAGGAGCCACAGACCTTCGAACAGAAGGGTAAGCAGCGGATCGGCTACACCAAGAATCTCGTTCTTGAAAAGGGCAGGCTTGATGTTGCGTGCTCTAGCCATTTGCAATTTCCTCCATCGCAGCCCTGAACTCTGTCCAGTTTTTGACCGTCTTGGAGAACTCGATCAGCTCTTCAACATCAAGGCCAGCCTCAATTGCGTTGGCCATGAGCGGCATTACTATCGAATGGTTTACATAGATGCGGCGACGCAATATGCCTCTGGCATAGAGCATCTTTTGCTTAACCTCTGGAAGGCGCCTCGTAACGCAAATACGAGGGATTGCGTCAAAGCACTCATTCACCTCTTCCTGGTCCGGCGAAGAGCTCATCTTGTCTGCGGCAACATCGAGCGCATCCAGGATTTCTTCAACTGAGAACTTTTTGATCCAATTCCTGATTAATGACCTGCCGTGCTCATTGATTGAATGGCCTGGCATGCGGGCAACAATCCGCTCTGCAACGAGATCTACAGTGGTATCACCAAAGGATTGGAGCTCGTCGCGCCAGGCAAGCATCATTTCAAGCTGTTCACGACGCTCATTGAGGCCCTCAAGCTGGGCCCTCTGACGATCAATAGAGGAGCTATCGGAAAGAACGCGGTCTGACTTCCCAAGGTTGCACGGCTGGCAAGCAGTCACCAGATTGATGATCTCGTTGTCGCCGCCCTTGCTGACCGGGTTGATGTGATCAACATGCAGGATCACATCTGGCGCCTTTGCTCCGCAGTATTGACAGGTGAAGTTGTCGCGCTTGAACACCTCGAAGCGGACTGACTTGCGGATCGGTTGTCTTGTGCTCATAATCATCCTCGAACTTTGCTTCAACGAATCAGCCGGGCCGTCATCCCGGCTTTTTTGTGCCTGTCGTTCAGGCCGCCTTTACCGATTGCTCGAGCACGTCGAGCGCCTTGCGGGCTCCGGCGATCTCGCGCTTGATCAGTGCTTTCTCTGTCGAGCTGACGCGGCCGTCTTCCAGGGCGTCGGTAACGCTCTTGGTCACGTCAGCGACTTCCGCGTGCATGTGGAGAACGGCTTGCGGGAGGTTCTGCGCGGCGACGGCTTCCTTGGCGACCAGCTCATAACCGAACTCAGCAGCCAGGGCCTGCAACGGGCGCATATCGCCGGAGTGGGTCAGGATCTGGAACAGGTGGTTGATCGTCAGCTTGTGCGCGTCGTTGTCCGGGTTTGCACGCTGCAGCAGGCTGACGTGAGGCAGGCCCATATCCGCAGCCAGGCGCTTGGCGTCTGCGTCCTTCACGGCGTCGTGGCAAGCCCTCAGAAAATCGTCCATTCGTAAAACCTCGCTGGTGTTTCCGTGGCGCCATCGACTTGGCGTTGGCAACCTGTCATCACTCGATCAGCCGACAGGTGAAAACCCATGCAACCGACCATCGAAACTCTCCAGGGCGAACTGCTTGCCCTTCGCTGCCACATCGCTGCGCTCATGGAGCTGCAGCCTCTTCAATCTCAGTTGCGGTTCCGGGCTAAGCTGGAATCCGCCTGCTTACTGGTCCGTCCTTGCCAGCGTGGTGCTCGGCAGGATGGGTTTGATCAGGTGGTAACGTCGCTGGCGGTCAAACGGCGGCCTGCAGAACTTTCTGAGCAATAGCCACCAGATCAGGGCGAAGGCCGGCGATAGTGATTTCGCCGCCAGAGGCCTCTTGAAGCCGGCCGGCAAGTTCTGGCGAGGCTTTGCGGTGACCGCCCGACAGCTGCCATAGATGGCCAACTGTCGTGCCGGCAGCCTTAGCGACCTGTTCACGGCGATCAGCGCTGGTCTTAGCCAGCCAGTCGCGCAGATGGTCATTCATGGTTCGCTTCTCCTATGGTTTATGGAGAAGAATTTAGCTCAAGGCTAACGAACAAGCAAGCACACATTTAGCTGAGCGCACATTTAGCAGCGAGCTAATCAATGACAAGATCTGCGAATGGACATTTACGAAATCCGCAAGGCCAACCTGGTCGAGCTAATTGGCAATCGCCGAAAGAAGGAATGCGCAGACAAGTGGGAGCTGAACCCGGCTCACTTGAGCCAGATCCTTTCCCTGAAAACCGAAAAGAACCTCGGCGACGACGTTGCGCGCCGGATCGAAGATAGAGAGGGACTGCCGCGTGGATGGCTAGATGCCTTGCGGCACTCGGCTGCAGAAGCCGCCGAAGGCTTTACCCACAACGTGGTGGCATATGATCCTGAAGACGCAATGCCGGACGGGGCTGTTGCGATAAGCGAGTATCAAGTGAACTTCTCAGCCGGAAATGGACACCAGGCGCTCTACGAGATCATTGAGGAATCGGACCCGGCGATTTACAAGCTGTCGTGGTTCCGCGCTGAGCGGATCAAGCCCGAGAAGTGCAAGCGCTTCAGGGTGAAGGGCGACAGTATGGAGACGACGCTATTCGACGGCGATTCAGTGCTGGTCAACATGGAAGAGAACGAGCCCACCAAGATCATTGACGGCAAGGTCTATGCACTGCGATACGGGAACGATCTACGCATCAAGCGGCTGTTCAAGAAGCTGGACGGCAGCCTTCGCCTGGTCAGCGATAACCAGGCCTACCCGATTGAGGACATCGCCGCAGATGTCGCCCAGGAACACATAACCATAATCGGCCGCGTGCGGGATAAAAGCGGGAAAGGCGGCCTCTGAAACCAATGACAAGGAGGTTGCCATGCGCGCCGCCATTCTACTGCTTGCTGTCACCCTACTCGCTGGGTGCGCTCAGCAACCTAAAGCCCCGCGCGCGCCTATTCAGGTAGCGCCATCGCCAATATGCGCGACGCCAGCGCAATGCTCTGCGGGTTGGCTCAAGGCGCACGACCAACTGCAGACGATGACTGGAATGCGTCTGGCTGTGGCGTCAGACACCTACATCGCCACTTACCCTATGCGCCGACTTCCTAACATGATCGGCGAGGCATACAGGATCAATAACGGGGACGGTACGTACACCATAAAAGCGCGTTTCAGCTGCCGGAATGGCTGCGATGGCCTGGATCAGAGCGCCGAAAACTTGTTCAACACTACTGTTGGCATGAGCATCAAGTACGGAGCCCAATAAGCTGGCTAAGCTTCTATCCCACAAAGCCTATCGATAAGGAGATCTACATGCGATCCGCAATAATTGCTGCATCAATAGCGTTTTCCATCTCAGGCTGCGCCAGCATATTCAGTGAGCAGACCTACCCCGTCCAAGTAACCTCTGAGCCATCCAGGGCCTCTATTGAGATCAAGGACGAAGACGGCAATGTCGTTTACAACGGCAGCACTCCGGCCACCGTCAAGCTGACATCCAGCGCCGGTTACTTTGACGGCGAGCGCTACACCGTGACCTTTCGCAAGGATGGCTACGATGATGAGCAATTCGTGATCAACTCAGGCATCGATGGCTGGTACTGGGGCAACATTCTGCTTGGGGGCATCCTTGGCATGCTGATCATCGACCCAGCTACCGGCGCAATGTATGACCTACCGAGCAAGGCCGGCGCAACGCTCAAGCCATCTGTCGACATGACTGCGACAAGTCAGGCGGTGAGCGTTTCTGATCAGAGCATGAGCAAAGGGCAATGGCAGCAACAGCAGCTCCAGCAACTGATGTCCGAGAAAGGCCTGTCCTATGAAGAGTACCAACGCCGCTATCGGCAGATCATGAGCCAATAGCCACAGCCATTCCGCAAATAGAGCCCGCCTAGAGCGGGCTTTTTTGTGCCTGCATGAAACGAATTGCGCGCAAAAGATAACAGCGCAAATCGAAAAATCAGGCTTTAGCTAGAAATTTAGCTCAAAGCTATTGACGAGACTTTAGCGCATGGCTAAATTTACTCACAAGCCAGCCACAACTGGCCAGGCGAAAGCCAACGCTCTTTACACAATCAGGGAACCTCGCGGCGTGATCCGGGCAACCGTACAGCGCGAGCAAGAAATTCACGCCCCATGCAGGCTCTGGAACCTGCCGGACTCCCCATATGGGAGGACGCCAATCTCATGCGAGCCAGCCAGGGCGAGCCAGTAGCACCCTGGTCAGTGATACGAATCGGGCAATGCGTGACGCATGAGAGTGGAACAAACACAACAGGAGAACCCAGCCAATGAAGAACTAAGCCCAGCCGACAGATCGGGTCGGCAATCCGCGCATACGTGCCCACTACCCACCGGGCCGCCGGGCTGCACTCAAGCGCGGAGCAACACGATGCCCCATGACCACCGCCCTATTCAGATTGCAGGCGATGCGAGGGAAGCCCAAGGCCAAAACACTGAGCGCCGAGCTGCCATCTGAGGCAGTGAAGCCATACCGACATAAGTGCGGAAAGCCCCGCAAGAAGCCAGATCGCTGCGCGGGGTTAGCAAAACAGATTTCCTCGATGCCATTCGCAAGAGTGGCATCACCAATGCGCGCTTAGGGTTCGCATCGGTGATTAACGCCGCAGGGTATCACTCAAGAGGAAAGGACATGCGCCGCATTGGAGAGACCAGCCAGCGCTCTGTAATCGCAAGCATCGCCGAGGTCATTGCCGAGTGCCGAGAGAGCGCACGCTGGACATCGGATCGCGAGAACGGTATCGAATGGTTCCACATTCACCGCGCGAAACTGCGCACGAAAATTTCCGCAGCGCCACGACTTCCATGAGCCACCGCCCTGCCTAGCAGGGCAGATGGCATCGGTGATGGATGAATGCGGAGTGATGATCCGCAAGTGCCTAGTGGACTGAGAGCGGCCAAGTCGAGGCATCGACCATGGCAAAGAAGGTGCCGGCCTTCCATCAAAAACCGGGAAACAGGCGATCCGCAGGCAAACGACGTGGGCGCAACCTTGCCGGGCTCACGCGGCGAACGGCTACACAGCGCGCGGCAGCAAGCCGGACTTCATCACCGGCCATCCATCAACCGATGTCATCTACCGCAGCACCCTCCCTTGCCCGTGCACTGCGGGCCTTTTGCCGGTTAGCCGGCTCCCTACTCCCACTCTCCACGCACACATAGCGAGGATTGATCATGGCTATTACCACTGAGCCTGCCCAGGTTTACCGGGGTGGCGGGCGGCGCTATTTCACGCTTCGCGCAGCCGCCAGGGCTGAGGCTAAGGCGCTGATCAACAAGCACTGCCACTGCGACTACTGCGATCACGAAGGCTATGGCAGGGAGCATCTGCCGTGCCGACGCCATCAGGACGAACACTTTGAGCCGCTGGTTGAAAAGCTGGCCGCTCGCTTCATTCGCAATTACAGAAAAGACCGAGGTGCCTCATGAGCGCAGCCCTAGACCTTCTCCAGTGGCGCCACGATATGGCCGAGCCGGAGTTGCCGCCGCAGGAAACGAAGATCGGCAAGCAATGGCTGGAAGAGTCGATTCACACGCTGATCCTTGGCCTGAACGTTGAAGTAGGCCCGGTCACCATCCTGGCCCGCGACTTCATCAGCGAGTTCGCGCAGCGCTCTATCGAGCTGCAGGCGCAAGACACCGAGTTCCACCTTGAATGGGCATTTGCCCGTGGCAACGCAGTGTTCGCCGGCACCGAGTATCAGAAGCTTGCCCGCGAAGTGGCCGAGCGCATGCTGATGCCGCACATCAACGAAGCAATCCTGCGCAGGAAATGGCTGGAGGAAGACCATGACTAACCCCGCCAGCATCTACGAACAGTGCGCCAAGGTGGCCATAGACAAGCTGTCGGTGTCCAAGGCGCCGATGAACGAGCTTGATCCGGTGCTTGGGTTTATCACATCGGGCTGCCCTGGCTACTACGACGAAGAGCGGCGCGACTCTCTTCTTAGCCTGGCGCGCCACGTAGCAAACAAGCAGCGCGAACGAATCCGCGATGGGCAGATGATTGGGAGAACAGCATAGTGCGCTACTACATCACCACTACCGAAACCCGCTACGTCGACGCCTTGCGCGAACTCAAGGCCATGGCTGGCGCTCGATATCGCTTCTTCAAGGGCAAGATTGCCGATCTCGGCTTCGACGAATTGGGTATGCATGAGTTCGGCGTGCCATGCTTCTTCTACAAGATGTGCGAAGACCAATTCAACCCTGAGCGCAAGGGGCCTGCCGTCGACGGATTCAAAGGCGGTGACCGTGTTTACGAGAACGGCAAATACTACTTCAAGTACGCCGTTCGCGGCCGTGGGAAGGCCTTCTATGAAAAGCTTGTCGACGGGGCACCGGAAGCGCCGAAAGAACTGAACAAGGGCGACTTCTACCGCAAGCCTGACATAAATACCGTGTTCTGCATGCGTCTCGGCCTGCCCGATGGCGTTTTCAACGAGCGCGCAATCCTTTTCGGCCAGGTCTTCCTGCTACACAACGACACAATGGTCGCCTGCAGCCTACCGTTCCGCGATGACGACTCAAAGGAAGCGGCGCCTGCCGTTATCCCGGAAGGCTTCACCGAAGTGACCGAGCGCGCGCTGCAAGCCGAGATCAAGAAGCACAACGAAGCATTGGTGACGCCATGACCATAACCATCCGCCTACCGAAGCCCGCCGAGATGATCAAAGCGGGCTTTTTTGTGGCCTGCTTCCTTGGGTCTATCTATGTATTTGCGTCGGCTGTGGCCGAGGTGGTGAGTTGATGAGCAAGCACATGGGACAGATGCATATCGTCTACGGCGAGTGCGGACACGTCATCGCGGCATGCTGGGTGACTGGCAACGAAGCCGACGCCGCCAACTTCAAGCGCCGCAAGTTGCGCGCAGGCCAGCGCATGGAAACGGTCGAGCGCTATGCCGGCGACCCAATGCCGGAATGGTGCACGGCTTCGTGCCCTCGCGTGCCGGGAGTTCAGCCATGACCCGCCGCCAACGCGCCCTGCGCTGCGCAATCTATCGCGGCGCCTTCTCCGGTATCTGCTTCTTCACTGTACTCATCGGCGCATTGGGCGCTGTTGATTGGATTGCGGGGTGATTTATGAGCGAATGGATTAAGTGCAGCGACAGGCTGCCAGATGAGGACGTGATTGTTATCGGCTCTGGCTTTCTATACGGAAAGCCTGAAAACGGACGATGGGTTGAGCCCACCATACTTGCTGATGGTGAGTTTCATGGCCTATTCACTAACGAAGTTGGCGAGGTTGTTGCCGACTTCGACGGAACAATGGAGCCAACGCACTGGCAGCCATTACCAACTCACCCGCAAGACTAGTCACAACCCGCGCTCGACGGGCCGGCTAACCGGATATTCGAGACGGGATAAGCCGGCAGTGCCCGAGGCTTAACACCGGCAGCTGCGAGCGGGTAGCACCTCCAAGCGAAACCCTTGCGTCCGTGATCGCGCCGAGTAGCCCGCGTTAAGGGCTCACCAATTCACAACTGGAGTCAGCCATGAAAGACCCTGACGCCGGCAAGTATCAGAAGCGCTTCATGCGCGAGTTCAAGTCAGTGCAGCAAGCATTGTCAGAACGCGGCGGCGACCTTCAGTGGTCAACCCACGATTGGCAGTGCTTCACGTACCGGGAGCCTGGCGTGTCGCTGGTCTTTTACCCGCATCGCGGGCCGAGCAGCCGGCTGCAATGGATCCGCGTACGCAACCAGGGCAGCAAGGCGGCAGAAGCCTTGAGCGAAGTCCTGGCCATCCTGGCTGATAAAGCCGACATCCGAACCAAGTAATCCCCTCTCCCACAACATCACCAGCGCCCTGGAGGGCGAAGCTATGTCTAACGCACTCTCGACCATCACGAGCGATATCTACGGTGCTCGCGATGCGTTTGCATCCGTCCTGACCGATCGATCGCTCAACTTCGAGCGTGAAGCCGAGTTCGCGATTCAGACGATCGCGGCCAACGACTACTCGACCAAGCTGGCCCTGAACAACCGCCAGTCGGTCGTCAACGCCGTGACCAACATAGCGGCGATCGGCATCAGCCTTAACCCGGCGAAGAAGCAGGCCTATCTGGTCCCTCGCGACGGCAAGATCTGCCTCGACATCAGCTACATCGGCCTCATGGATCTGGCCATGAATACCGGCGCCATCCGCTGGGCTCAGGCCGAGCTGGTCTACAGCGGCGACAACTTCGCGCTGAACGGCTTCGACAAGCCGCCGACCCACTCATTCAACCCCTTTGCCAAGGATCGAGGCGACGTGATCGGGGTGTATGTGGTCGTCAAGACAGCCGACGGCGACTACCTGACCGAGACCATGAGCATGGATGAGGTCAACGCGATTCGCGATCGCTCGAGCGCCTGGAAGGCATACGTCGAGAAAGGCAAGTCGTGTCCGTGGGTGACCGACCCCGGCGAGATGGCCAAGAAGACCTGCGTAAAGCGCGCCTACAAGTTCTGGCCGAAGACCGATCGGCTTGAGGAAGCGATTCACTACCTGAACACAGAAGGCAACGAAGGGCTGGCCAATCTGAGCAAGCCGGCCAATGACTCCGACCTGGCCGTGCGCTGGATCGATCAAGCGGTCAAGGCTCAGTCCAAGGAAGCGCTACAGCAAGTCTGGATATCCGGGCTTGCTGACATAAAGCAAGCGAAGGACAAGGTTGCCTACCCACAGTTCAAGGCTGCCGTCGAGAAGCGCAAGGCCGAACTCGAGGCGCCGGAGAATCAGCCGATCGAAGGTGAGACCGTATGATCCTGATCGAATGCGAACAAGGCAGCCCTCAGTGGCACCAAGCCAGGGCTGGATGCATAACGGCGAGCATGTTCGAGGTGGCTCGCTCTCGAGTAGACGGACTGACGGCGCAGCAACAGAAGTACGTCGACGCGCTGCTGGCCGGCAAGAGCGAGGCAGAAGCGCGAGACGCTGCCGAGTACAAGGCGGCGCCCAAGGCTGAGGCCGTGAAGAAGGCGCTGGCCGGCGAACCCGTTGGCCGCCCATCTGACGCAGCGCTCAACTACGCATTCAGCCTGGCGATCGAACGCATCAGCGGCATCCCGCTCGATAACGGCTTCGAGACCTGGCACATGAAGCGCGGCCACGAACTCGAGCCGGAAGCGCGCATGGAACACGAGATGCAGACAGGGCTGATCATCCAGCGCGCCGGCTTCGTGACCACTGACGACGGCGCTTTCGGTGCCAGCGCTGACGGCCTGATCGGTGAGGACGGCGGCAGCGAGTACAAGTGCTTCCTGGCCCCGGAGAAGCTGCGCGCCTTCCACATCGACAACGACGCCAGCGGGATCATGGATCAGGTCATGGGCTGCATGTGGATCACCGGACGCAAGTTCTGGCACGTCGGCATGTACTGCCCAGCGCTCGAGCCGGTCGGCAAGCAGCTCTGGTGGCGCGAGTTCCAGCGCGACGAAGACTACATCGAAAAGCTCGAGGCCGATCTGTGGCAGTTCAAGCTGCTGGTCGACGAGTACGAAGCCAAGTTGCGGCAGAAAGCCGCCTAAGAACCCCGCCACCACGACACGGGGCGCCACCGGCAAAGCTTGGAGCCGCGCCGTAACGACAGGCTGGCCACCTGGGCATTCGGCCATCTAATTCGAGGTATCCGACATGTACACAGCAAACCATCACCTGGCCACGCAAAACCTGCCGACCGTCCAGAGCTGCGCGGAGAACCGCGCCTGGCTTGAGCAGGCCATGGCCGAGTTCGAGCAGCGCGGTGGCGTGGTTCAGGAATGCGCTATCCGCGTCGGCGGCGACGTTGGCGGCAAGTGGAACGGCGCCGGGGCGATTGTGCTGAGCAACGAAGATCGCACGAAAGACGCAGAAGACGCACAGCGCATTCGCGTCCTCGCCGACAAGGGCGCCGGCATAACGGCGATCAAGTATCACCTCAAGATCGACCTGCGCCGCATCAAGCGCCTGGCTCAGGCCTACGGCATCAAGATCGACAGCAAGCGCGGCGCCACTGGATGCAAAGGGCCAAACGAGGCGAACCGCAAGGCCACCGCAGAGCGAGGCCGCAAGCACCGTCAGCAACTGGCGCGCCAGGCCATGCCGATGATCGCAGCCGGCGACTCCATGAACACCATCGTCAAGGCGCTCGGTTGCAGCAAGCCGACCCTGGCGCGAGCAATCGAGGAAAACCCCCATGTCGCCGATTGAGCTATTCGAGCATCAGCGCCACCTGTACGCGGCCATCCATGAACTGGAAAAGCGCATCCCGATCATGGACGAAGAGACCAAGCGTCGAGCCTACAAGACGCTGGACAACCTCGAACGCGAACACGCCAGAGCCGTCGAGATGGCGGCTACCGGGATCATCCAGTGACCATCTACTGCCGCACATCCTGGGCGCCCGTGCCGTGTGGATGCGTGCGCTGTAACCCGCCACAACGCTAACCAGCGGCGCCAGCCGCCTGGAGTTTCCCGTGAGAAAGATACCCGTATCTGAGCTTGCGCTCGCCTACGAATTGAGGTGCGCGGGCTGCCACTGGAAGTGGATATGCCACGTCCTTGGACGCGACTACACATGCCTGCGCAACGCCATGAACTACGTGATCAGGACAGGATTCAGGAGTAACGCATGAACATGATCGAAGTGAAGACGGCTGAGCTGAGTGGCGCGGCGTTGGATTGGGCGACTTTCTGCGCGGTCTTCAGCGGAATGCAGCCAACCATCCGCAAGATTGAAAGCGTGACCATTGAGCGGCAGCCGTTCATCAAGCCGCTCACTTTCCCCAGCGCTGTTTACCTGACGTATTCAGGCGCATACGGAGTGGAATGCAACTGGAATCCATCTTCTGCGTGGGAAGACGGCGGCCCGCTGATCGTTAGCAGAATGGTGGCGATTGATTACCCCAGGCCGCTGCGTGACGGAGAGCTTCCGAAATGGGTTGCCCAGTGCTGGAGGCCTTATGGCTGCGGCGAAGCAGAATCCCCACTTGTCGCCGCCTGCCGCGCCATCGTCGCCGCCAAGCTCGGCGAAACCGTGCAAATCCCTGCTGAGCTACTGCCATGAACGGCATGGAACAGAGCGCCACGGTGCGGCGGATCAATGCTCAGCTCGAACGCTGGCACCACAAGCCGAGCGGCCGGCGCGGCTGCGTGATCTTCGAAGTAGCCGGCGTCTGCGAGCTGCAAGGAATCGACGGGCGCAGCTTCTATGCGAAGCGCGCTGATCTGGATAACAACGAGGTGTGGGAGCGGATTTTATGAGCGAGAAGATGATGGGTGATGCGTGGCTTTGGTCTGATCTGCGAGCGCAGTGCGGAGACGACAGCGACGCGGAGAAAGGGTTCTACGCTGGCTGGCAAGCCCGAGCCAGCCAGTCCGTGGGTGCGCCGGATCTATCGGAAGCACTGGCTCTCGCACAAACCGTCTTTGCGCGGATGGAACTGGCAGAGCCAAAGGGCAAAAAGCTTTCTGAGAAGCACGTAGCCCGTCGCTTGCTGGCCGAGCTTGAACGACTGGCCGCCACCCCAACCGTCAAGACTGAGCAGGTGCGGTGCGATACATGCCACGGGCAAGGCGAGATTTGCGTGGGCCAGCAGACATTCGGCTACATGAGCATGCAGCCGCCTGAGCCAATCATGGAAGTTTGCCCAGAGTGCGGCGGTGAAGAAGCCCCCTCCCTGCCGGCTGCCGGATCGGCTGGGGAAGAGGTGGAGGTGGTTGGTTACTACGAGCCTAGCCGAAACTCGCTATTCAACGACACATCGCACCCGCACCTGTTTGATCAGCTCATGACCGTCGCCCAGCACAACCGCATCGTCGCCGCCTATCAAGAATGGGGCGACGCCAGAGGCCGCGCAATGATCGGGCTCGAGCAGATCAAGGATGCCGAGATTGAGCAGCTACGCGCCGCCCTTTCCGCCCAGCAGTCCGCGCCCGAGCGGGTGAGCGTGCCGCGTGATGCGCTCCAGTGGCCGCTTGAAGTAGGCGTCGAAGCGCAACAGAAAGCCGCTGACGTTGGCTGCGACCGCGAGGACTGCCTTCACGATGGCCTGCAAGCAATGCTGGCTGAAATTGCCAGCCATGGGCGGGGTGAAGCATGAAGCCAGCAGAGTTCCGCGCCGAGCTGAACAAGATCATGCCCGGCTACAAGTGGACGGTGAAGGCCAAGGGCAGCTCCGAGACTTTTCTTGAGGCAGAAGGCATCCAGACCAGTGGTTTCAATCGCCTGTCCACGTTGCGCGTCACATGGCGCTGCATCAACGGGCGGGAGACATACGAGGCGAAGAGCGCGGGCTATGGAACTCGGTCGCCATGGAAGCATGAGACCAAAGAACGCACGCTAGCCAAAGCTCTGCGTAGCCTGCAAGAGCACTACAAACGCATGGCCGACGACTACCGAAGTCTTGAGTCTGCGTTGCAGACTGGCCGAGCCAGCCATGCGGAGGGCGGGAAGGTATGAGCAGCCAACGCGATCCCCGCCAAGACCCGCGCAAGGGCGACCGACTGCGCGATGAATCCGGCCGAATGATGACCGTAGACGGCGTGCATGCACTGCGCACAAACCCCAAGGCGCGCCAGGTGAGCTACACGGTCGGCGAGCGTGACAGCGGACACGTCTGCGGCCTCGGCAATTGGCGGAGCTACTACAAGCGCGCCGAGGTGCTGCACACCGCTGCCACCGAAGAAGGAGAGGTGTGATGCCAGCCGACAACGTTACGAGCTTCGACTACACCGACCGGCTGGGCATCCAGAAGATGCCAGCCGGCTATCTGTTGATCGGCCTGGATAGCGGCCACTTCATGTGGGAGCGCGTAAGCGACGAGGAAGAGTCAGCCATTCACTGGAACAAGTGGGAGGTCCGGCGCTGGGCTTGGCAGGACCACAACGAGCGCGCAGCAGGAGGTCAAGATGAGTGAGCAAGTGAAACCCAGCGTAACGGCGGCGCTTGCCATGCAGATACTAGCTGACCTGGCAAAGCGCACTCCGCTGCGCCGGATGGAAAGCTTGTGCGAGCAGCAGAAGCAGGTAGGCACCGCGAAGCTGGCCGAACACTTGGAGAGGGCCGGCGATCAGATTGCCGGCTACGCCTACAACCTGCGCCGTCACTTCGACGCCCTGCACGCAGAGGCCGAGGCGCTGCGGGCTGAGAATGGGCGGCATAAGCGCGACATCGACTACGTGCAGGAGAACTTGACGGCCGCGCATGCCGAGCGTGTGCAGTTGCGGCAAGAGCTGGAGGCGGCGCGGGGATTGCTGGCCCAACTACGCGGCATGATCAACTGCACAGCTGAGAATGACGCCGACAAGATGCCGGTATGGATCAGCACGAAGCATCCTGTAATCGAGCAGATCGACGCTTTCCTTGCCACCCCGGCGCCGGAAGTGCAATGCAAGGCGTGCAACGACACCGCCTGCGATCCATCGCATGAAGAACTGGTGCCGTGCCCTGAGTGCGCTGCGCAGCCGGCGCATGTCGACGATTTCCATGGCGACGATACAGCTCTGGTCAGCAGCGCAAAGGCCCTGCTCGCTCTGGACGAGAAAGGCGCGCTCACTGACGGCGGTATCGGTGGTCATGCGCGGACGATCATCGGAGCCTTCATTGCCAGGATGGCCGAGCAGGGAGATAGGCAGGAGGCGGTGCACTGGAGAGCGCTACTCCATCCAGACCAGAGGCCTCAGCAGCCTCACGATAAACATGTCGTTGGTTTCACAGCAAGGGAATCCGCAGATGCATGGGTGGCGGAGAAAAGGGACTTTCAGGGCTGGGACTATTCGATTGAGCCGCTCTACACCACCCCACAGCCCGGCCCGGACGTGCGGGGGCTGGTGGAAAAGCTGGTTCGCGCAGCCGAGTTTGCACGCATTGATCTATGCAGCTGGATTGATAAATACCCAGCCGCGAGTCACTTCAACACAAATCGGGCAATCAACTATCTTGATCAGGCTCTCGCCGCCAACCGCAAGGCGCAACAAGGAGAGCAGCATGACTGACCTGAAAATGCTGAGCGCACAGGCAGCGCTTGTGAAGCTGTTCGATCAGGACTACTTCAGCATCTGCACTATCGACAAAATCTCCAAGATGATGGGCATCAAGCCAGAGCGAGAGGCATACCAGATCCTGAACACCCTGCATTGCGTCCACTACGACCAGATGCCTGCCGACCTGCTGCAAGCTCTCCCTGAGCTGATCATGCGCGTCATGCAGTCACCCGCCCTTGATGCCAGCCGCATCAACATCGTCAGCGAAGGCAGCAGCCTGAAGCTGGTCAAGCACTAAACCAACCACCCCACCCCATCCCCTTTTCTATCTGCCCACATAGGGCGGGAGGATTTGCTGTGTCTGAATACATCGTGATCAGCCTGAAACACACTAAGCGCCGGCATAAAGCAATCACGCTCTGGCGGCCTGATGACAAGGGTTACTGCTGGACTATGGATCGTGCCGGGATCTACCAGGAAGCACGAGTGCTTGAGCATCTCGGCTATTACAACAGCGGCTGCTCAAACATCGCCGTGCCTTTGGCCATAGCCAAAACGCTGGCGAAAGAAGTCGAGTATGACACCAAAGAGCACGGCCTTTGCCTGCCCAATAACGCGGCAACGTGGAAACGTCTGCTCGCCGCAGTCATCCGCCCAACTCAGTACCAAGCTCAGCCTGAGTACAGGGGCGCGCCGCGATACAAGGAGGCCGCATGAAACTGATCACGCTTGAGAAGTGGGCGGAGACGCACCTTGACCCGGTGCCGTCTCCCGCAACCCTGCGCATGTGGGCCAGGACGAACCGTTTCGACCCGTCGGCGCAGAAGGTGGGCCGCTGCTACCGGGTGGACGAGCACGCTCGATACTGCGAACCTGAAGTGCCGGTAGAGCTGCCGGATGACGGCTCGCTTCACAGTCGAATCATGAGGGCACGCTATGGCGCCGCGACCAAGGAATCACGGATCGAAAGACCTGCCGCCTAACCTGTACCGCAAGAAGGACAGCCGCAACGGCGTCATCTACTACAGCTACAAAGACCCGGTGACAGGGAAGTTTTTCGGGCTCGGCAAAGACAAGGCCCTTGCGGTGGCCACTGCGCATGCAGAGAACCAGCTACTGCCGGCCGGGCCTACCCTGCGTGAGCGCATGGAGAGGCCAGCGGCGCGCCCATTCAGCAAGTGGCTGGCAGAGTACGGCCGGATCATCGAAGAGCGCGAGATCGAGGACAACACCAAGCGCAATCTGCGCATGCGGATCAAGCGGCTGGATGCTGAGTTCGGGAAGCACGACATCAACGCCATCACCACGATCATGATTGCCGACTACCTTGGCGGGATGGTCAAGGCCGGTAAGTCGCACATGAGCCGCGCAATGCGGTCTCTGCTGCGTGACGTGTTCATGGAGGCGATGGCGGCGGGATGGACGGCGGGGAACCCGGTCGAAGTGACCAAGGCCGCGAAGGTCAAGGTCAAGCGGGAGCGCCTGACGCTGGAGGTGTGGCGGGCGATTCATGCCAGGGCCGGTACGGACTGGCTGAAGCGTGCGATGGAACTGGCGCTGATCACCGGCCAGCGGCGGGACGACATCGCATCCATGCTGTTCAAGGACGAGCAGGACGGTTATCTGCACGTCGTTCAGCGCAAGACCAAGCAGCGGCTGCGCCTCAGCACCTCAATTGGCCTGCAGTGCATTGGCCTGGATCTGGCCAGCGTGATCAAGCTGTGCCGCGACAACGTGGTATCCAAGCACCTGGTGCACCACGCCCGCACGATCAGCAAGGCCAAGGCCGGCAGCCCGATCATGCTGGACACGATCAGCAAGAAATTCGCCGAGGCTCGAGACGCTGCTGTGTCGGCCGGTGAGATCGTGGTGAGCGGTAGCCCGCCGACCTTCCATGAGATGCGATCACTGGCAGCTCGACTGCACGCAGCCGAAGGGCGCAACGCCCAGGCGCTGCTTGGACACAAGTCGGCCAAGATGACGGACCTCTACAAGGACAGCAGGGGCGCCGAGTGGATCGACGTGGCATAA